TCTAACTTAGGAGCACCTTCATCATTGAATACTTCTAATAATGTTTTACCTACTTGACTCCAATGTAAATATACACCACCAGGAACTCTTTTGTATCTATTTTGTACGAATCCATCTCTCATATAGTCTTCTAAAGGCCATCTATCTGATCTGTTCCATTGTACAATAGTTGTTGATGTAGCATCTAGCCCTGCTTTCATTGCGTTAATTAATGATTCCATCTCATGACATATTAAATTTAGATCTTTTATTGCCTGTGCGCATGGTGTATTTTGATCTACATTTTTAGGATAATGTATAACATCATCAATTATTATCTCTGGCCATTTTTGTGCTGCTGCTATATAGGGAGAAGGATTTTCTATTGTACCATTCATTTTCTCAAAATAGTTATGAAGAGTATTCATTACATCATGATTAACCCAATCGTCTGCGCCTCCTGTGATACCTGTATGAACCGACTCTTCTCTTACACATAATTCAGGTGTAAATGTTTCTGTTATTTTTATTGGTCTGAGTACAAAGTCTTCCCAGGGAAATTCATTTATTATTCTTTTACAATCGTTGAGTCTATTACATAGAAAAGGTAAGTCCCTATGTGTCTGTGGGAAACCTAAGTGGCAAAAGTCATTGTCAATAGGTAAATTTTGTCTAAGTATATCTCTAAGTTTTTCTAACCAAGCTTCTTTAATAGGTGTATCTAAAGGATGAATAGTGTATTCTAAAAAGTCACTATAACCTTCTTGGACTTTTACTTGTAATGGATTTCTTAATATAACTTTGATATTTTCATTATTCATACTTTTCTCTTTACAATGTATAAGTTATCATTCTTTGCTTTTAGTCTTAACTCACCATACTCTTTCATTTCTTCTTCTGCTTGTTCTTCTCTTCCAGGTTTTACATTAGCATAGTACTCTGGGCCTTCGTATGTAGATACTTCATAGTCAAGATACATATTACCTCGAGTCTTTAATTTGTTATAAACCTCGTCTACTTTTTTATCAAACAATTTAAAAGAGTTTGTTGGAGACTCTACATCTTCTATAATAAAATGTCCACCTACTGTTAGTTTAGAAAGATATAATTCAATTGCTTTTTGTTGATGCTCTATATTATGTGAGGCATCATCAATAATAATATCCATGTCAGGTGGAAACATATCAGCTATTCGTTTTTGATATGCGTCTGCTTGTAATGTAATAATTCTATCTGAGGATTGTATTCTTCTATTAGGACTAACAATATCTACTGTCCATACTGTAGCCCTAGTAAAATAATCTCTAGCTAATAAAGCAGACCCACCATAAGCAGAGCCTAACTCTAAATAATTTCTAACTGTATGTTGTATAGGTTCAAACAAGTCATCATAAATCTTAGGACCATATGTATGTGGCCAGCATTTGTCTGTTAAGTATTCGTGTTTGGCAAATTGTTCAGTGTATTTCATTTTCTTTTTTCCTATTCTCTAATACAGAATAGTTTTGTCTTTTTTCAAATCTAACTACAGATCTAAACTTGTCAAATAGTTGATCACCCTTGTGCGAGATTACAAAGACATTTGTATCTTCGCCTATTGTGTTCAACAATTCCATAACATAGTCTGTACCATTAACATCTAAACTACTATCAAACACTTCATCTAATAATAAAATATTTGTACTAGCGCTGTTCTTCATCTTAGCAATAGTTCTCCATGTAAAAACTAATGCTAAATCTATTCTTTGTTTTTCACCTTCACTAAAAGATGCGTAACTAAATTTATCTCTGCCTCTACTCTTAATAGTTTCTTTAAATGTTTCGTCTAAATCAAACTGAACAAAGAAATCCATTGCTGCTAAATATTTGTTAACTAATTTATTTATTATAGGTAGATATGCTTTTATAATCTTTGTCTTGATTCCGGTATCCTGTAACATAGACTTAGCAACATTAAAATAATGTTCGTTGTTGCTTAGTTCACTTCTACTTTCAACCTTTTTAAGTGTACTCTTTGCTAGAGTTTTAAGTTTTGTTTTCTCATCTTTAATGTTGCCTGTCTTGTGTTCTGTATCACTAAGTTCTAACTGTAGGCGCTGTTGTATTCTTTGTTGTGTAATGACTTCATTGTTTGTTTCTATTATCTTTTCATCTAACTCTTGAACCTTTTGTACTAATACTTCTACCTCGCTATACTTCGTATTCAGTTCTTCTAGAGCTGTTTCAAGTTCAGAGATTTTTTGTTCATCTCTTTGTGTCATTAAATCTTTGTGATCGTGTTCTATGCCTTGCTGGCAAGTAGGACACTCTTCATTGTTGTGGAAGAACTCTAGTTCTTTTCTGTGGTTGGCAATTTGACTTTCGAACTTGCTTCTAAATTCTTCAAGTTTTCTTTTCTTTTCGCTAACAGGACCAACCTCCTGCTTCTCCTTCCCGAATCGCTGAGCTTCTTCAGTAGCCGTCTCGATCGCATTATCAGTCTCCTTAATGTCTTTTAAGATCTGTGTGACTTTAGATGATTTATCATCCTCCAATGTTTTTATATATGTTTCTTGAAGATTACACTTTTGTTTTGCAACATCTATCTCACCTTCTATAATTCTTTTATCGTTTTCTAATTGTGTAAGCTTGCCTTTAAGTACAGCATTCATGCTTGTAAAGATACTGATGTCTAATATATCCTCAATAATCTCTCGCCTAGCACCCAAGTGTAACTGCATGAAAGGTGTAAATGAGGCACTACCTAACATAACAATTTGTGTAAAAGACTTGTAATTAAGTTTTAGAATATTCTCTTCTAGATATTTTTGGAAGTCTCTTATGTTAGCATTCTTATCTAACAAGTCTCCATTAATTGTAATATCAAATACTCTAGGTTGTAGTCCTCTCTTAATAGTATAGTTCTTTGTGCCTATACTAAATGCTATTTCTACTAAACAATTCTTGCCATTAATAGTATTAATAAGTTGGGGCTTAGATACATTCCTAAAAGGTTTATTAAATAATGCAAATGTCAAAGCATCTAATAATGTAGATTTACCTGAACCGTTCTCACCTATAATTAATGTACTAGGAGACTTTGTAAAATCAATCTCTGTATAAGCATTACCAGTCGACAGGAAATTTTTCCATTTAATATTTTTAAATTGTATCATACTGTATCTTGTGCCTCGATGTATAGGCTCTGTAGTAAATTTTTAATTCGTTGTTTGTCTAAATCTGTTTCAACAACATCAACATATTCTTTTAGCAATGTCATTGTATCTTCTAGATCTATTTCCTCACCCAATGCCTCATCCTCAAACTCTGAGAAGTCTTCAATAATTTTTAGATCAATTAGATTGCATGTGTATAATTTGTCTACAAAGACATCAAACTTTTTATAGTCTGTCTTTTTATTTACAATTAGTTTAACATTAGAACCAACGACACTAGTAAAATCAAAATTGCTAATGGCATTGCTCCCCTCGAAATCTGAATCGTCGTAATAAATCTTGTGGAAGATTCTAAACGGGTTGTTGATGTACTCCAAATCTCTTTTAACCGTGTCATATATGGCGAAACCTCTAGGGTCTTTATAGTCAGACCAAGTGATTTCATAAGGGTTGCCCATATATGTAATATTCCCTCTGCTATGGCGATGATGGAAATGGCCACTGACCACAAGATCAAAGTCAACAAAAGCGTCAGTATCCATGCCATGGAGATTAGGCATTCCAGGAAGAAGGAAGTAACCTGCGAACTCGAAATGTCCGAAGCAAGTCTTTGCGTCAGATTCTTTAATTTTGGCCATAGTCCTGTCATAATTCTCACCACATATCCATGGAAGGTAAAGTACCTTCTCTCTATCTAACATTATTTCTGTTGGTTCCTGATATAATGTTATGTTGTTATATTCTCCTAACAATAAGTCAGGGCTGTTTACATCATTTGTATTTTTAAAATAGGTATCATGATTACCTGGAATCATGTGTATGTCTATACCTAAATCCTCTGCCTGTTTAAAGAAGTATCTTTTACAGGACTTCAATGTATTAAAATTTATATACTTTCGTCTATCAAATATGTCACCCAAGTGGCATACAGTTTTAATATCATGTTCTTTTAAATAAGGAAAGAATGTTTCGTCATAAAACTTAGCAAAGTAAGCATCGAAAGCTAGACTATCACTTCTGGCACCAAAATGGGTGTCTGTAACTAGAGCTACTTTCATAAGTTAGCCCTCGTATATAGCGCTGTTAGCCCCGTGTTCCCTAACTTCACATGAGACAGCATAACATCTGCCGTCTGTCAAGTTACTTACTAATTCATCTGCATAATGAAATGCTTGTTCTGCAAATTTCTCACAACCAACACCATTCATTACTACTACTTCTGACAATCCTTGTTCTTCTAGTTTAAGAAATGTTCCCATCTCAGGATCGTCTTTTGCTACTGCATGTTTGTGATCAAAAGAATCTTTCAACCACTTTTTTAATTCCTTTAAGTTGCCAAAATCTACTACCCAATTCTTGTCGTCTAATTTCTCACAACCAAACTTAAAACTAAAAGATAAAGCATATCCATGTAATAAACTGCAATGACTATGTAAGGCCAAGGGTTGTCTAAATACACATGATAAGCCTTCCTCATGTCCATATGTTTTTGTAGATAAATATTTAAATTTTCTCATTCATTAACTCCTGATATATGTTTGTTGCCGAGAAGTATTGTGTCTTCAGCGTGTCTCTATTACTCTTAATTGCACCTTGTATTTCAGGTGAATTAAAATTTTCCATCATTGTTTCTATCTTGCCTAATAGAATACTTTTATTGTCTTGATATCCTTTCCAGTCTTTTGTAAATTGCGTAGGGTACTTAAATATATCCTCATACATTTCTACATAAGATAGTCTATTAGGAACAAGAGGCATACCTCCTGCCATTAGTATTTCATAACAGCTAATGCCTAATGTTTCTTGTAAGTTTGCTGAGAATACCATCTTGGATTGTTCAAGTAACTGATTATATTCAACCTTAGTTAAATTATATTCGTTACAATTAATCCATTTATATTGTGGTAATTCTTTTTCTAAATCTTTAAATATACTTAGTTGTTTCTCAGGTGCATCTCTGTGAGGGAATAAAATAATATTGTCTTTTTCTATTCTACCTGCTTGTATGTAGTTACCTAAGTACTCCATAGGCCAGCCTGTTCTAACAATTTTACTATTAATATATTCTTCGTCTGAAGGATTAAAGAATGTACTAGCAAACATTTCTATATGAAAATTACTAGCAAAATAATTTTTATCTATAGCATCGAAGAAAGCTAATTCTGTATGTCTAACCCAAGGTTTATTGCCTATCTTTCTACCTAAAAAATCTTGTGGATCATAACTGCCTGCATGCCATAGTGCATGTATTGTTGCATCTATCTGAAATAGATCTAACATATATTTAAGATTAATTATACCTGGATGCCAAGCGTCTGCAAAAACAAAGTGATCTCCATTCTTAATCTGATTATTATTAAAGTACTCTGCTAACAATTTTACTTGTTCTGCTTTATAAATGTTTGTGCCTGCAAAGTTTAAAAAAGCACCTGGTGTTGTGCATGCTGCTATTTCTTCTGGACCTTCAATAACTGTAATGTCTTGTCCAGTCTCATCTGCTATTTGCTGAGGGAATTCTGTTTTCCATTGGGCAGTATATCTAGTTTCTACATATTCTAAATCAACTAAATAAATCATTTTCTATGATGCCTCCGTTTTCATTATCCTCAAATACTTCAACTCTAACAGCTCTGTTAGGATACTTCTCTTCTATATAATTTATAAGTGATTCGCCAATCATTTCACATGATTGGTGGTCTAGTTTAATTACACCTTGATCAAAAGTTCTTTCTAGTTCACGCTTAAATTGTATGAACTCTACATCACGATCGTTATGTGTAACTCCTAATGTAATATAGAAATGGAACATGTGCCTATGAGGATATCCTAAGAAGCTAACATCATCCCAATCGCCTGTAGCATATTTAGGATTTGTATCTGCTCCAGGGAAGAAGTGTACTCCTTCTTTCTGAAAGCTTACTTTTATATAGCGTTTACGGTATGCCTTGTTAGCCATGTTGGTTCCTCTCTGTTTGTATATTTAGCAAAGTCAATTTTATATTTGTTGTAATACCTACGATAAGAGTTGACTACACTCTCACCTTTTACATCATCAGGCATTGCTAGTGGCAAGCCTTTTACATCTGCTGTATCAGCATGTGGAATATTCTTAGGTGCATACCTAAGTAAGTGTTCTAATTTTTCTTGTGTTAAGTGTAACCTACCATACCTGTGAGTATATTCTTTACATAATTTAAACCATAGATCATATAGATAATCGTAATTGGCATTACTATTTCTAACCCACAAACCATCTGGATGGTTGACATGACTGGCCTTGTATAAAGTAGACTCCATGTTAGAGTTTGGATGTCGCCACCTTTTAATTTTTCTACCTTTGTCTGTAAGCTCTCCATATAATTCTCCGTCTAAGTACCTATGTGCTGTAGACATAAGCTGTGCATATTCAATTACCATTTTAACAACATGTTTATCACAATGTTGTTCTGCACACAACAATGGATTTTCATTAAGTAAAAATATATTCATTCAAATAAGTCCTCTAAACTACTAGGTGCTTCTGTGCCTACTGCCATTGATTTCATACTACCACCTAAGTACTGGTTATTTTCCCAAGCATCAAACTGCTCACGATTAGTTACATTATAGAGGTTCCTGAACTGTCCGTCAAGTTTCATCTTACCCGTAAACTTCAATAAGGTTTCTTTGTCATTCATCATCTGTTCTAGATGCCCCATAAAGTTTCTAATGGACATAAGGATAAATGCTGTTCTAACATAGATCCATTTGTTTAAATTGCCATATTTCTCTTTTGCCTTCATGCTAGGTGTGTTCATAATGGTGTGAAATTCGTCTAATTCTACGCCTAATTGGATCGTTTCCTGCACATTATCGTACATTTCTCGATACAAATTAGACATTTTTCTACTGAACTTAGTTGTGCCTTGTCCCATGTAGTATAAACCTGTCTCAACCGCCCTGCTATGTGTAGTAGAGTCATAAGATATTTCTACATTGTCATACAAACCGTTCTGACAAAAGACTAGATAAGGAATCATACGCCTAATACTACCTACTCCTAATACATGTAGGTGCATAGTTTCTTGTGGCCATACCTTAGCAATCTCACTAGCAATAAAGGCTCGTTTAACATCTTCAAGTGGACCTGTGCCTAGAGCTGCTGCTCCCATTGCTACACCACCAATTCTATCATGCCATTCTGCAGGTACTTCCTCCATTAGAAGTTCATACCATCTAAGATATGTATCAACACAATTACCTTGTAGGATAATATAAGGTTTACACTTACTATCATTCTTTTCAAATATTTCTAATTGTCGTTTAACATTTCTACCTGTCTTACGAGCTAGTTCTTCATAATTTTCAAAGTCAAAGAACCTAGCTTTTGTATCGTTTCTATCTGATCTATCTCCTGTAAGGACTACAGGTATCTCATCAAAGCACATACCTACATCAGCCCACTTTGCCTGGTTCTCATATACTTTATCTTTTAATTCATCTGTAATAGTCATACCTTGAGTAACAATTTGTAGTCCACCTGAGTCTGCATGTATCTCATGTACATGATCCTTATATGCTGTAAATCTATCTCCAAAGCTGGACTCTGTATGTCCGTTATATAACATACTAAATTTATGACTGTGAACATCTGTTACCAGCTTGTCTATAAGCACATTAATAATGCTTGAATTCGTTTCGTCTTTAGCTATACCTGGGTTACTAAACCTCATATAACTTGTGCCTGAAACTACATAATCTAATTTTCTACTCATGATTTTAATATCTCAATTAATACTTTCGCCTCTGCCGTAGCATCATCTAACGCATTGTGATTGTTTGCCTTAGGTAATCTTTTATCTAAGACATTCATTATTGTTCTTAAACAAGAGATGTCCCAGAACTTCCAAGGGAAAGGCATGTTCAAGGCTCTATAAGCACTCTCTAATATTACTACATCAAAGTTAGCACCGTACCCCCAAATAGGAATAGACTCTTTGCCATACCATAATGTAAATTTATCAATTGCTTCTTGTAATGGAACAGGATTCTTTTGCCAAGCTTCTTGTGCCTCTTTACTTTGTTCGCCCCACCATTTTATTGTATCAGGTTCTATATGTAGTCCTGCTTCTTTACAAGTTCTACCATCAACATTAATATAAAATGTATCTGAGATTTCTAAGTTGTCAATAAGCACTGCACCAATAGAAACAATACATGCATCTGCATGTGTACTAAGTGTTTCTAAATCAACGACTACATGTTTACCATTAATATTCATTATCTTGGTGCAAACTCTTGTTGTAATTTAATGTTATCGAAAAATTCTTTCTTCAAGTCTGAATTTTTAAATCCGCCTCTTAATACAGTTGTCTGTGTTAAGGAACTATGTGCCTTAATGCCTCTGTTCTCACAACAACCATGCGTTGCTTGTACATAAACACCTACATGTTCAGCGCCTGTATGTTCTTGTATCTTATTAGCGATCATAACATTAAGTTCTTCTTGTAATGTACCACGCATAGCACACCATTGTGCAATCCTTGTGTACTTACTTAGACCTAATAGTTTATCTCCTGCAATAAGTCCTATGTATGCTGTGCCTCGAACTGCTTGGTGATGATGAGAACATACACTTTTCAATTCACTTCTCACAACCAACATACCTTCATAACCATCTTCTACATAGTTAGGAAAACTGTTAGGGTCTGGCATTTTATTATATCTACCTGACATAATTTCGTTTATATACATTTTTGCCATACGCCTACCAGTGTCTATACTGTTAGGGTCGCCTTCTACATCTATTACTAATGACTTTAGAACATCATGGAACTTGCCAGCCAATTCATCAATCAATTTATCTTTATCGCCTGGCTCTAGAACATCTGATATATTATCAGACGCATGGAATCTTTGTCCTGTTTCTAGTAACCTAGCTTTTATCTCTTCACTAATCATTTTGTCTCCTGTATGAGATTATGTTTCCCAAGGGTAAACTATCCATCTTTTGTCGTTATTATGCAGTCTTTCGCCTACAAAGTCAAGCTCTATGTCTGCTTTTTGGTGTAATACAGCCCACCTGCTGTTTGGAATAATTTCCTTGATCTGTTTTATTGTTAAGGCACTATCACATATATCATCAACAAAAATAGTGCCCTTTAAATTTTTGTTGAATCCGTTAGCTTTAATCTTATCTTGAAACTCACCATCTCTAGTTTGCCATTCAAGTGGTTCAAAGCCAGCGCCTAGCCAATGTGAAAGCATAACACCAGGTATTAATCCACCTCTTGATATGCCTACCACTTTGTCTATATCTTGTTTTCCTAACTCTTTAAATAATTTAAAGACTAATTCATTAACATCTTCCCACGATATATAAAGTTTTGTTGCGTCACCTGTCATAGTTTTACCGCCAATAAAAATAGTATTAACAGTTGAATAATAACTACTAGAAATAATTCTACTGCTAGGATTGTATGGTACCAAATCCATCTTGTTTTGTAAGCATTATCTATTGTTACATCATCTGGATCTGGATCTTTCCAAGTATCAATTTCTTGCTGAGGATTTTGTCCCCATAATGTTTCTTTAATTTGTTTCCATTTCATCATGTACCCCAAGCGTTGCCAAATAAATCGATATGTAATCGAGGGCTAAACTTGTATCCTGTTTTCATACAAGCCTCTGCTACGCCTTTAGCAGTTAGTGTTTGTTGTTCTAGTGTAGCGCCTTCTGGCATACAGTAAACAGCATCTATTTGTACGCCACTTTTCTGATAAGTTAGATAAAACTTATCAACTTCTTCGAAGTCTGTTATGTCTCTAACGACAAATTTATTATACAAGTGAGAATTAACAACCTGGTTCATTGTAACAAGTGCGTCAGGTATTAAAGCATCTTCATTCTTCTCACCACTAAGACTTAACTTAGGAGATGTACTCCAAGTTACATGTATACCCTTATAATTTTCATTAAAGAAGTTTGCTAGTTCAGGTTTAATTAATTGTGTTCCATTAGTTTCAAATGTTACATTAGTCAAACCTACTTCCATACACATTTTAATTAATTCAGGCCATACTCTTTGCCAACCGAGTAAAGGTTCTCCACCTGTAATAACCAAATGTATATCATTCTTCTCATCAAATCTTCCATTAGGTAAAAGACTTATAATGTGTTCATATACCTCATCAACAGTCTTAGTCATTTGTAAATGTTTATATTTCATAGCCCAAGAAGCAGAACTATCACAACCTACAGGCGTGACAGGCAGTTCTGAAATATCTTTATAAGCTTCTGGGTGATTTTTATCGCCTTTAGGATCTGTCATATAAGGCATTTGGTCTGTAGCAATATACTTGCCACGCTCTTGTCCGAAACCAGCGCATTCAAAGTTACAGCCAAAGACTCTTAAGAATACACTAGGTACTCCTACAAATCTACCTTCGCCTTGTATGCTATAAAATGCTTCGCTGTATCTCAGTTTCATAATATGATATTATATATAAGGGTGAAGTAAGAATCAACCTACTCTTAGCGCTTTTGGTTGACCTTTTCAACCAAATAATGCTATCCCCTTTGTTCCCTTGTTAAATTCAAATAGTTTAAAGTTTAAACCAGATGTATCTATTGCTGTCATAGTCTCTGGATGAACCGTATCATAACAATCAATAACCATTGTTTGTACTTTGTCCTGCCAATAATTAATTGCTGTTGTTACAGATTGTTCTGAATGATTAGCATCATACCATAGTACTGTATACTCCTCTGCCAATTCAAAATCTTCTGTAAAGTGTTTCTTTTCGTATGTTATATTCCAGCCCTTTGTATTCTCTATAAACTGTTGTTCTTGTTCTTCAGCAGTACACATTAAACTATCCAGAAATGTTTTTAATTCTTCATTCATTACTGAAGCTCTACCTGTATTACCTATACCTACAAATACTTCAACACAATGTATAGTATAATCCTTACCTGCCTTTTCAAATGCTTCAGCCCAAGATACCGCAGACTTGCCTACATAAGAACCTATTTCTATAAGTTTACCTTTGTCAGGAAGTTCAGCAACAATGTCTGTAAAGTCCCACTCATAAAATCCTTTTATATCTTTACTAGCTTTTCGCATCTTCCTCTGCCTTAGCTGCTGCTTCCTCTGCCTTAATTTTTTCATCTAAGTATTTAGGTCTACGCTTAGGCATCTTTTTACCTGCGTTAGCTGCGTCAGCTTTAGCATTATCTGCCTCTGCTTGCTCAATCATGCCTCTCATATAACTTAGGTAATCATTAGAGTGTTCACTTCCGTCTGCGCTTTGTTCTAAGATTTGATCTATATCTAAGCTCTTAATATATTTGAACTTAGTTTCCATTTGTCTTTTTTCTTTTTGGATACGCCTAATGAAAGCGTAGTATGTGATTTGTGTAAAGTATGCAAAAGGATTTTTAGATTTTGCTGGATCAAAGTTATCCATATATGTAAGACAGTTTTCAATACCATCTAAAATCATTTCATCTCTAAATGTATAGTTTACAAAGTTAGATTTATATGCTAAATGATTTGCTATTTTAACAAAGCACTCGCCTATATAATTTGTTACTTGTGGTCTTTCATCTCCACTCTCTTCTGCTTCAATTCTTTCCTCTCGGTAAGCACTAATCTTTACAAGGAACTCCTTGTTGTCTATATAGTGTGCCGAGTTAGGGTCACGTCTTTTTGCCATAATATACTCCTAATGTATTTGTTTCTTTATAATTGCATCTGCAAGTTCTGTCATTGTATCTATATCTAAGTCTGGTTCCTCTGACATTAAGTCACCGTCCCATTGTTGTTCTCTGAAATAAATATTTTCTACCATTCTTTCATAGCCGTCAACAAAATTTTCCTGTAGAGTAGATATATTAATAACATTATATCTTTCTATAGTAAAAATATGTTCTTGTGCTATAGCAACATAAGGTCTTAAACTTACTTGCTCACCTAATATATTTCCAACAGGTGTTATATTAGACACCAATTCTATTGGATGTTCTATTTCTACAAGATCTCCGTCTTGTGTTAGTCTGCCTACGATTGTAGTGCCGTCCATTAATTTTAATATGCTTATATCAGACATCTAATTTAACAAGTTTATAATCGAAACCTTCTTCGTTATAAATCTTGATCCTCTCTATTAAGTGGTTAAGTGTGTAATTCTTTTTAGACTTCCACGCTAAATCATCACCAATATCAAAAAGATTACATGATACTTTGTTCTCTCCTTTACGAAGTCCTCGTCCTATACTCTGTAAGTTTCTTATTCTACTCTTACTAGGCGAGGCAAACACAATATTATGAAGGTTCCTTATATTTATACCCGTTGAAAATGTGCCGTATGAGGCAATGATGATAGCATCGTTTTGTGTTTCTGTAATAGCTCTTATTTCTTCTCTTACCTCTGTATCTGTGCCACCATATACAAAGAATACTTTTCTGTTTTCTTTAACTGTTTTGCTTATCATTTCATGTAATACTGTACCATGCTTTTCTACAAATTGAAATAGAACAAGTGTGTTACCGTCTTGTGCAACAGTTAATTTTCTTATAATTTCATTACGATCTGGGTGTGTTACTATCCAATCTATTTCTTCTTGGTAAGTCATACCCTTTACTTCTTTTCTATGTGCGTCCTTCCAGTTAATCATACAACATAAAATTTTTAATGTGGCTAGTTGCTTATCGTCCATTAATTTTTTAGTAGTTGTAACCTTGTGTACTTGTCCAAACACACCTTCTAGTACAAGCCTATGTGTCTTAGTTCCATCTAATGTACCTGTTGTTCCTATTCTAAAAGGTGTGTTTGTAAGCTTGTTCATTAATGTTGTTAATGATTTTGCTTTAAACAAGTGTGCCTCATCTCCATATACTACTTCAAATTGTTCAAACCATTTTTTAGGATACTTGTATATAGATTGCCATGTACTTATTGTTATAGGATATTCATTTGTTTTTTCTTTACCACCATATATCCTATGACAATTTTCTGTTACTTGCCAAGTGTCTGCCGTAGCATAGTCCTGAAAGTCTCCATACATTTGTTCTACCAAAGATGTAGTAGGCACAATTACTAGTTGCTTTCTACCTTTCAGTTGGTGATAACGGATAAGGCTATAAATAATAAGAGACTTCCCAGAAGCAGTTGGAGATAAGAGGAGAGTTCTCCCAACATTAATTGCCTTTGTAACCGCTTCTTTCTGATAATCTCTAATTTCGATTTGTTTTCCATTGGATTGTAACCTCAATTCATTAGTAAATCTATCTATGTCTATGGTTTCGCCTATGTCAGGCATGTTTACTTCTATATTATACTCTAAGGTTTCTGCAAACTCTTTCAAGTAAGGCAAAAGACCTATGTATAATTCTCGGTTGTATATATTAAACAATCTTGCTTTGCCGTCCCATACTTTCTTCTTGTATAGAGGCATAAACTTGGCACCAGGTATTTCAAAAGTAAAGAAGTCACATATCTCTTGTGCAGTACTTGGATCTGTATCTACACTAATATGTACTTCGTCTTTTTTAGAAACCTTGATCAACTTTTTTTGCTCCTAGATACCGGCCAAATATTTTTCACTAGTAAGACCCGTTTGTAAACTTAGTCCATTCAATTGCGTTTTTAATATCAAAAGAACGACTAGAAATCGACTTCATAACACTCTCACACAGGGTCAAACAAGTGTTTAAATACTCCAATTTATCGGTTAATTTAATAACATCTTCGTCTGTGTCTAAGAACTCATTCATCTGATTATTAAGAGGAGCGTTACCTAAGTACTGATCCCAGCCTCTTTCATTCAATTCCTTTTGATCTAACTCACCTCGATAATACTTCCACTTCAGCCTTCTCATTTTAAATAATTCACTTTGGGATCTGCGACATTGTAGTCTTAGTGTAGATAAATGGTTAAGATACTTAGAATGTAGTTCTGGTATGCGTGTAGACTCCTGTCCAAGGTTAAGTTCATCAACCTTACAGTCTTCTTGCCACATGTCTTGTAGTTCTTTTAGAGTTATCATAATATATACATTATAGACTCTTGCTATGTAAGAGTCAACTAGTTATTGTACCTTTTGGTATTATAAGACTTCGATTTCAAATAATGAGTACTTAAACATAGCAACACCCATCATATAATCTGTACTGCCTGTTACTATCTCAAAATCCAAACCCTGTAAACTTGTAGGGAAAGCATCGACGAAACTAATTACCACTTTTGCGTTGTTGTTTGAATCTAATAGGGTAAGTGTAGCATCACTATACTGTCCTAACCCTTGTGAGCTCTCAGGTGATATATCTGGGAACCTATAGTTTTGTGTTTTTGTATATTCTGCAAATTGCTTGCTGTCTTTAGGGAAACCTAGGCCTACCATCCAATCATATAGTTCTTTATAATTTTTCATGTCCTCTTGTATGAGGAATCGTATCATTAAAGTACCAAATTCTATTTTATCGCCTGGGTGTCCTATATCTACTAAAGGATTGGGTTGAATTGCAGGTGGCAAATTCATTTCTGGTATGTTAGCAGCGTTACAGAAGTAACTTGTATTAGGAATGTTATGTATCTGAAATTTAAATGCGTTAGGACGCAAATAGTCTAACTCATTTGGGTTAGCATTACTCCACGATGCTTCTGAAACATTCGTAATATTGGTTGTTGTCATCTACCTTGTCCTCTGTACTTTTTATAACTTCTTTTTCTGTTTTTATTCATCGTGGAAGTAGCAAGTTTAACTTTTCTACCTCTTCCTCCGACGCCCTGTGATGTTGCTTTCTTTACACCACTATGTGTGAGTTTTCCACTCCATGTTTTTGCCATTTTTTATCTCCATCATTAAAATCCTACGCTTTCTCCACAACCACAAGCGCTAGATTCTGCTGGATTCCAAAATGTAAATTCTTCTACCAATCCTTCTACTCGCCATCCAATAACTGTACCAGCTAAGTAACCTGCCGACATAGGACATATCCACATTTTGAATTTTCCAAAGTCTAGTTCCTCATCCTGATCGTTATTAGGTCCATCAGCATAATTAAAATCATATTTAAAGCCTGCACAACCACCGCCTAACAATGCTAATCTAATACCAGGTGATTTTTTCTTTTCTAATCTTTCAATCACTTGTTCCATTGCTTCATCGGTCCATTCTATCATTCAGGCCCCCTATTATGATTTCTATGTTTCTTTTTTTCGTCCCAATCTTGTAGGGCTCTTTTAATACTATCTTCTGCTAATACAGAACAATGTAATTTAATAGGTGGTAATTCTAAAGCTTCTGCAATGTCTTTATCTTTAATTTCTAAAGCCTGAGTCATTGTAATACCCTTTAACATTTCCACAAACATTGTAGAACTAGCAATAGCACTTCCACAACCGTATGTTTTGAACTTTACATCTTCAATAACATCAGTATCTGGATTTACTTTTAAATCTAACTTCATAACATCTCCACATGCCGGTGCTCCCGTCATGCCTGTAGCAACATTTGGGTCTTTAGGATCGAACCTGCCAACTCCATGTGATTTTGGGTTATTTAAAACATCATTAAATCTATCTACTACCTTTTTTGAATATGCCATATTAGTTACCTTGTCTTATTAGTATTTATAATACTTTATGTCTAACCATAAGTAAAGAAGGACTAATACCTTTTGTATATATAGTATGTCCAAAATAAATTTGGACTTGACACACACACAGGAGAAAATTATGTCAGAGAATAAATCAGGCTTTGAAATACGAGCCGAATTGCTTAGTCAAGCACAATGTATAGTAGAACAAAACCGTAATATGGCTGTAGACAAATATCATCAAGATGTTTGTAGAGCACAAGATGCAAAGGATATTCCTTATCCTGAGTTTCCTATACTAAAACCAATGACGGCTGAAGATGTTATAGCAGTAGCTGTTAAACTCAACGAATTTGTAAATCAAAAATAAATTCAAGTCAAAAAAACGGGCTACTAAGTAGCCCGTTTTAATTCGTTTCCGAAAAGACCTAATTACATTAAGTTAGAAACTTTTACACTTCTGTAGTATTGGTTTCTGTCTGCTGTAAATGTGTCTCCATCTGTAGTGCCGTCTGACTGCATTACGAATGGGTTAGCTATCATGCCATACCTGGTTTTGAAACCAATTTTTGGCTGGAATGTAGCAGGGTCAATTGCCCTTACCATTTGTAGTGGAACATACGGACAGTAGAATAGACCTGCGTCATAAGGGCTTGTGCCTTTATAACCACATACATAGAACTGGCTAGCAGCTCCTGTATTTGCAGAATATGGGTCAATGTATACTTTATAACGACCGTTAAGTACGCCAGCAAATGTATTACCTGTGTCATCAACATTTAAATTAGTTGATAATGCTGGAGCATAGTCAAGTACACCTGACATTGAAAGAGCACTAGCAACATCTGATGAACAGATGATGAAGTTACCTTTACCACGCCTTGTGTCTTGTGCGATGACATTAGCATCACGCTCGATATTAAATAAAAGACCTTTAAATCTTTCTACGGACCATCTTCCGTTACTGTCGACATCTAAGTCAAATGTTCCGGCAGTAGCTGTGCTGGCAGAACCAGTTTTTGCTACTTTGTAGATAGTTCTAATAACTTCACGATTAATTTCTGCAAGAATTTCTTGAGAAAGAATATTGGAAAGTTCGGATTCCGCATCTAAACCATGAACAGCTTTCAAGTCTTGTGCTAGTTCTACTGTGTACTGAGCTTTTAACGCTCTGGACTTAGCAGTAACAGTTGTTTTCTCGATTGAGAAAGCCATTTCATTTAGTGTAGTTGAGTCTCCAAAACCTTCTGCAGTGCTTGTAGATACCCCGTTTCCTGTAGTGTAAGTACCGTCTACTGGATTAGCTCCAGCATGTGTACCTGCACCTGAGAAATCAGTGTCTGCTTCGTTGAATAAAGCCTCAGCGCCAGTTTGACTGGTGAAATGAGATTTCATTGCAAAGATTAGACCAGTTGGTCCAGACATTGGTTGTACTCCACAAACATCGTAAGCCATAAGGTTAGGTAAAGCACGTCTAACTAGTGAGATCAATATAGGATCGTAGTTGTCAACGCTTGCACCTGTTTGGTTAGCATGTGTAGCCTCGAAAAGAGCTTCTTTTTCTTCACGAAGAGCCTTCTCTTGGTTTTCGAGTACTACTGTGGTTACCGCCTTCTTGTACGGGTCCTTGATCTCATTGAGTTCAGGATGTTCAAGAACTGGGCTCCACTTATTTTGTAGTTCTTCTGAAAGATACATCAGTTTCTCCTTGTTTTACTTTGTTTGTTATTTCTATAACCTAATTATTTATAAAAATGTTAATTTTTAACCTTATCAAACTTCGCTGCTTGAGAGATACCTTGTACATATCTACTCATCACGGTGTTGTCTGTTAAAGTTCCCTGATCAACGCTATCTTCTAGCTTATCACTATCATCAGCTTTCGCTTTAGGAAAATAATTTTCCTTGATAACATTTAGTTTTGAAATATACTTGTCTTCGCCGTCGAAATTAATTCCTTCGACTAAACCTGCGAATTTCTCCACTTCAGTTTCAGCTAGATCGTCAACCACGGAACGGAAAACTTTTTCCTTTTGTAGTTGTTCTCTGTCTTCGCTGATTGCAACTGACTTGTTAATCTCTTCGTTTAACTTAGATTTTAACTCATCAATTTCAGACTGTTGTTCTGCCAACACATCGAATTTTTCTTCAGGAACATCAATATAATGTTCTTTGAATACTTCTCTCATACCGTTAAGGAATGATTCAGTAATTTCGTTGCGTAAGCCGTTCTCAACAGCTAGCTCGTTTTCTTTAAGCCATTGCTCAGTTACATAACTGAGGTATTTGTCTACATTTTCTACGAGCTTCTCTTTTGCCTCATCAAAAGCCTTATTGGCTTCCTCAACAAGCTCATCCTCAATGGATTCCATTTGTTGATTGACTCTGGCCACAACCGATGCCTCAAATAATGAAGCTGCTTGTGTTTTAAATTCTTCTGAAAGATGCTCCTCGTCCGCGAACAAGTTAGCAATGTCCTCTTCGAATAAAGTTTCCTCTGTTGATTCTTCTTCAGATGCTTCTACTTCGTCTTCTTCAGATTCAGCAATAACTTCTTCTTCGCCTTCTTCAACATATTCTACTTCTTCGCCTTCGACTACTTCTTCCTCTGCAACAATCTCTTCGTCTGCTACTTCAGGTGTTTCTTCTAGTACTTCATCTTCAGTCTCTTCGACTTCTTCTTGATGTACATTACCTTTAGAGCTAGATTGTGCTACAACGCTTTGAGTTGCCTCTCCATCGTTGTAGTTAGGTGCTTTACCAGCGCCTGAGTTTGAAGGTCTAGGGGCACTGCCAGCCTTAGCTGACGCTTCCTTTCCTACTGGGCTTGTTAATCCGCCTTCAGGGTTGCTTGAACCACTAAGGTCTTGCTGTTCTGGGTTTGGATTAGAGTTACCTTGTAGGGGTGGTTTAGCATCTCCATTGCTTGACTTATCTAATGGACGATTTGCCGCTAGTTCGTCAAGTACTTCTACAGCATCGTCTTGCAACTTGCCTTCTAGAAGTTCTCTGATTTTGGATTCTACTCCCATGTTACTCTCCTCTTAGGATTATTTAATTTTAATATAATCTAATAAACTATTTATATTTATACAGATTTCTATTATATTTTAGACAGTTTATCTAGAAAATTGCTAAAAACTGCAAATTTAGCTTCTTCTAAATCTCTCTGAGAAGCCTTGTTAATTATTGCCTTGCTTTCTTCTATGTCTTGTTCTGTCCATTTACCATTAACAAAAACCCATTCCCTTCCTTCCATAATACCGGATACAAAAGCGTCTGGAGCGCTAGGATCTGCAACAATATCCGCTGCTGTGGCAAGCATAAAGTCATCTTGTACTTCATTAATGCCATTCCTCTCTTTTAAAGAGCCCAATCCTCTGGAGCTTACTCCAAGTTGAGCGCCTTCGCTAATAAGTTCTTTTACAATTTTACCCATTGGTGTGTCCATAATTTTGGCTTTACCAATCCAATTGCTGCCGTCTTCCTTTAGTGAAACTATCATATGAGATACTCTGTCCAAGTTTACAGTAGGTCCTTCTGGGTGTCCTAACTCTCCGTAAGCTCTTTTAGTGTTGACAGATTCGTTAACATATCTGTTAACTTCTCGTTGCATAATCTCTTTAGGATATACACGACCGTTTTTGTTCTTTAAATCTGATTGTAAGAATACACCTTCAATGAATACATTAGGCTTCTTAGGATCTTTACTATCTTCTGTGAGATAGTTAATACTTTCGTTGAATTCTTTAATAAGTCTCATTTATTTCTCCTTAACCTAAAGATCCACCGTCATAAACACTTCCTGAATCATTAGTGTCTAGTGGTGCGTCTTGATGTTGTTGTGAACCGTAACCAGAAACTTTAGCACAATCTACTATAACAGTACCGCCATCGCCACCGGCAATAGCTACTTCTATATCAGATGTGTTTTCTGAGTTCTCTGCATACCCGTACATATCTAATGAACCACTTTCTTGTAGTTCAAATAGTACAACGGAGTTTCGTTGAACCTTAGCGCTAGCTCCGCTAGATAAAGTCCAATGTAGTCCTTTTATATTGACTGCTGGGGAGCTTTGCGTCTCAGTAGATTTCTTTAGTGTTGTTGCTAAAGCAATTGTTCCGGTTGCTGCAGTCCCCCTAACAGATACTACACCCTGGACTTGGGTGAGTTTTAAGTTATTTACTGTGACTGCCATGTGATTTCCTTTTAATTAGTTTAATATGATTTTTTCTTATGGTTCATATGAGGTCCTTCTTCAAGGATCTCGACATTAGGATCATTCACTTCAACTGTTTCTATACCGTGTTCAAACATTACTTTATACCAAGAGACTGTTCCGTCTACTGGTTCTGCGTGTTCACCTATAATAGGTGTACCTTCGTTCCATTCTTTGTGCATAATTTTCGATGCACATAAATGTTTATCTCCGTCTAGTGAGCCTTTAGCTACACCATCAACAGGACTTTCGGTAATAACTCCTGCTCTAAAATTTTTAAATGTCTTCGCCATTTGTTTCTCCTGTCTCTACAGGTCGCCCTGTATCTTGATCTATATCCACAAGTGCATCATCTAATGATACTCCCTGTGGTTCCATGTCAGGGTCAACAGTATGTTTATTATATATGTCTGCTGCTACTCCTGCCTTTTGATCGTCTAACGCCTCTTGTGCTCGAGATGCCATCTGATCGTTAAATTGTTGTTGAGCCTCACCGCTGTTACCAGCTATGATATTGCCTACCAAATCTTTAACTTCTTGTGTTCTATCTTCTGCCATATTATGCTCCATTATCAGGTCCAGGAACAGGGTTTCCTTCTCCTGGTACATCATTACTTATATTACCTGCAGGTTCCGGTTGATCCGGGTTACTTGCTTGTAATGGACTCCATTGATACTGTCTACTGTATTGTGGCTCTGCCATAATCTCTGTTTCTATTGTATCAATCTCCTCATCCGTTAACATTAATACATTCTTTTGTATGTAACGCTTACTAAAAAATGTTCCTATGTATGCTGCTAGACCGTTTAATACTTCTACTCTACTTCTAAGAATTTCTTGTTCCTTAGACTCTGTGTAATAAGCATCTGTGGCAAACTCAAATTCTATATCGTCTTTGATACTATGCCAATCGTCTTCCGTCATAACACCTTTTAGTAAGAGCTGCGTCTTTAAAAGATCGCTTAACATTACCGAGAACTTTCTTCTTAACTTGATGATGAATTTTGTAAACTTCATCTCGTCTCGATTTATCTCAGCTGCTCTACCAAAATTTAGTCCAGCCTGTTGTTCTAATCTCGATACAGGTATATTCAAGGACTGATATAACTTCCTTTGAAAGTATTCTACATCTTCTATCTGCCCTAGGTTTTGACCTGCTGGCAATGTATCAATACTTGTACCTGTTCCGCCTTCTCTTCTGGGTAACCAAAAGTCTTCCAACATAGACATGAACTTCTTATCATCTCTAATTTCACCTGTGTTAGCATCGTAAACTAATTTGTTACGATATCTATCCATGATGTCTTTTAGATATTGTTCTGCCTTCATCTTCGGCAAGTTACCAACATCTACATAAAATATTCTTCGTTCTGGAGCTCTTGTAATTCTATAAATTACTACTGCGTTCTCCATCATACGAAGTTGGTTTGCTGGCCTAATTGCCTTATGTAGATACGATAATGCAATATTCTTATCGTGATCTACCAAACCACTTGGTGCGTATGCTATGGCGTCTTTTGTTATCTTCAGCCCTTGCTGATTTTCAGGTGCTACATAAGCTCCTGGTTTGGAAGTAACTCCTTTATCATTATAGATAAAGAACTCTTCCACTGCTTTAACAAACATTACGCCAGAAGGATTTTTTTCCTTCTTAACTTCACGCACTTTCCTAATTTTTCTTGGATCAATATATCTAATATCTTTGATCCCTTCTTTAGGGTTTTCCATATCGATGACTTTATGAAAAAATATTTTTCCATCTATATACCATCGTCTATAATAATCTTGGGCTCTATTTTTAAAGTCCATGAGATTTTTAATCTCTTCAAATTCTTTTTGGATTGATTTTCTGACTGCAGATGATAAATCTACATCATCTAAGTTGAGCTCAACGGGTGATTCATTCTCAAGTTGCGCTATTGATTCATTAATAATATCTTCTACTGCTGTATCGACATCTGCCATCCCGGCGATGTCTCGATACCTTTTAATAAGCTCCGACTCTGTGTGGGCAACACCTTCCAAATCCATGTAGGTGCCATAATACCCACCAGCTCGTATGCTTTCAATAGCATCATCTTGTGAAGGAGCAACAAACGATTTCTCGTTCGCTGCGTTATCCTTCCGCTTGATCTCAAATCCAAATAAGTCCATAATTATATATCCTCAGTCCCAATTATTGGGCTGTATATGTTTGATATTGGAATGTTACAGTAAATTCCTCAATAATGTCGTTCTGTGCATATTGTAATGCAATTTCTGACATGTTAATTGGGAAAGCCTGAACCAATACATATTTACCGCCTGTTAAGGGTGCATCATTTCTGTCTAGATGTTCTACAGTAATATCTGTCTGGTATTTATCCCATTCAATTTCACCTTCGTTGTCATCTCTACCATTAATAATGTCCATCCATTCTTCAAACTTTCGTCTTAATGTGAAGTCGTTATTATTGATTACTGTGATTGTCCACGGATCAAAAATTCTTTCACCTGCAAATTTAACTTCCCTACCTCTGTATTGTGTAATAACTGGGTTGACAGTTGATGCTGGTAACGCTGCTCCGCTAACTAATAACAGGTCTGTTTGATTTGCGTCTTTTACATCGCTTGGGAATGGAATGCTCAATCGAAACTGATTAGGCCTTGCACCGCCTTCAGCTAATGCTGATTTAAATTGTGTTATATTAGGCATGTTTTTCTCCTTAGTCCTTAATAGTTATTTATACAGTTAACCGCCAATTTCTTCAAAGCTAACATCAGTTCTAGTAGCAATAAAGTTTAATGTAATAAAGTTAATAGAACGAGCAGGCTTAATGAAAATATCTGCAACAAACTGGTTGGTGTCGATTATTTCGCCTGTGTTATTACTTTCGTTACATACTACTTTAAAGTCAAATATACCACGTCTGCCTTGTACATTTCTTAAGAAAGGTGTAACAAGTGATGTGAATTGATTTCTAGTAAAAGCGTCGTTAAATTCAAATAATTGGAATTTAGCTGAAGTAGAAATTGCTTTCTCTAATACAATAAACAATCTTCGAACATTAATTCTATCAAAAGCACTAGGTGCTGCTAATAGAGTTTTGTCTCCAAACAATACAATCCCATTTCCTGGGTTATTAATAATTGGGTTTACACCAATTTTATATAGTTCGTCTCTGTTTGTTTTAGTAGGGCTCCATGCCAGTTTAACAGCGTTTCTAATTTGTCCTCTGTTAAATCCTGCTGGTGAGAACCACGGATCTGCTTCTGCGTCTGTGTTTGCACATAAACCTGCTGTGTCTCCATTTAATGGAATCCATCTGTATACATCGTTATAACGATCATACATGTATTTCCAGTTACCGTCCATAAAACTATATGAAGTGGCAGCTAAACTACCTCTGTCTGTAGTAATGGCTGATACCTCTGAGCCTGCGTTGTTAACAACGGAAGCTAGTACTGGTGAATGGAATGAAACACAATCTTTTCTTACTTTAGCAATGTTATCTTGTACATACTTTTGGTCTGTAGTACCCATTGCTCCAGTTATAAGAAGGTTTACATCTGTTTGTTCTGCATCTGCAAACAAGCTCCAAGCTGTTTGTAAGTCACCTGAGTCAGGTGCATCATCAACACCGCCTGAAAGGCTTACTGTTGCTTCTGCTGTTGTAAATCCTGATGTAAATGCTTGACCTAATGCTGCGTTACCCCATGTGGAGTCTCCTGCAGGATGGTCTGTCCAGTAAACATACTTAGACTGCGAATTAATTACATCTTTATAAAATAATGAACCGCCTTCTAGTCCTCTAGCATCGGATGCTTTAGAGACATGAGCGAATCGTTCTAGGACTGTTCCTATTACGCCTGAAAAAGCTCCATCTTCGTCAATAACAACAATGTGAAGTTCGTCGTTTGAACCGCCTTGTATTGCTACTTTTGTAGATGTAAGTGGTGCTCTATCAAATTCATTTTTATATGTCCAATCAGTTGCAAGTGTTGCTGTAGCTGTTGCTCCAGTTCCGCCTCCGCCACTAATTGTAATTGTTGGTGCGCTGGTATAACCATTACCTGGGTTAGTAATAGTAATTGCTGTAACTGCATTTGACGCCACGGTAGCTGTACCTGTAGCGGTAACACCTGAAGCCGGAGCTGAAAATGTAACAGTTGGTGCACTACTATAGCTAGATCCACCTGCTGTAACAGTAGTTGACGCAACAGAGTTGGTGTCAAAATTACTGGAATCTGCAATAGCTACTTTAAGAGAGTTTCCTAAAGAGCCTGGATACTTAGCTGCCCACATGCCGTTAGTTCCTGAACCAGTAGAATGGTTCAAGTCATAATCTTCATCGTTTTTAATTAGTGTCGCTGAGCCTGATGCTACAGCATTAGTTGCTGTGGTATCGTCAATAGCTCTGACTAATTGAAGGTTATTACCATAAGCCAAGAATGACGCTGCTGTCAAAAAGTCAACTGCTGTATCGTCATTTGGCTGTCCGAACTTGGCACCAAGTTCGTTTTCTGTACTAATTGTTGTGATCTCGCCTGCAGGTCCCCATCTGAAATTACCTACAAAAGCTCCTATAGAAGTAGCTACTGCTGGAATAACAGAAGTAAGATCTGTTTCTCTAACAAGAACACCTGGTGATAGCTGAAATGCCATGTTTTTCTCCTCGGTTTTATATTATCTTATGAATGACACAAGTTTTTATTATCATCCTACTATTTATACATGACAAAAGTTAGACTTACAATTTTGTAAATACGACAATATTGTTGTAAATACATTATCTGTTTATTAAATCTCTTAATTTTTTCTGCATGTTGCCTGGATTATACTCATCTTCTAATAACCAGACATCATCTCCTATAACTTCTACTTCGGGTTCTTGTCCATCTATTCTAATGAAAGGTGTGAGATTCGTTTCAATTTCTCCCATCTGTTGTCCATATAGTCCTTCTCTAACATTAACATCTGTCATATCCTTAAAGAAGTTTTGACTAGACAGCCACCCAAATAATACCATACACATAACTAGATCATCGTGATAACCTTCATCTGCTTGATATGTGTTTCCTTTTTCAATAAATGTTGATATCTCATGTATTATATGCTCATCAAATATCAATAATTTTTGTTCTTCTAGTAAAGACTTAAATGTAAAACACCCTTGTCTTTTAACTTGTTTAGAAGTAGTTACACCTAACTTTGTTGCTTTACCAAAGCCAGGACTTACATATTGTCTGTTCTGTTCTTGTACTGTGCTTAATATGTTCTCATATTCTACTTCTTGATGTAGTATTTCTACTACCTGTTGTCCTATATCGTTTACTTCTACTAATATAAAAGCATTATTATAGTCCCTGCCTACCTTTCCAATTACATCTGGAAACAACATAGGAGCTATTTGATTATCTCTATATTTTGCCACAACCTTATATGGCATTTGTGTTATATCTACGACTACAAAGGCAGAGTAATCTCCACCAATACCTCTGGCAGTATCACATGCCATTGCGTAGTAATGTCCTTCTTGTGGGTTTTCGTATATATCTAATCCATTATTGGTAAACTCTACTGGTTTACTACTTAATCTACCTATAGTTGTAGCATTAATTAAAGTATTGGTTGAACCTAAGAACTCACACATTACCTCTTGATTGAATTTTACCTCACCTAAGAGTCCTTTTTGTTCTTCTAACCACTTCTCATCTCTTCCAGGTATCTCATAGTAAGGTATGAACATGTGTTCAAAGCCATTTTGTTTCTTCTCTGCCTCATTCCAGAACTTCCAGAAGTGATTGTAACCTAGTGGTGTGGATGTAAGTAGGATCTTTGTTGTTTCTCCAGCTGAGATTGTAGGATAAACAGAAGTAAAAAACTCGTCTGCTATGTTGTTAGGTATGATTGCTGCCTCATCAATGTACAACCAGTTAACTGATTTACCACGAATGGCGGATGCTGTTGTAGCTGCTGAGAGTACTTTACTATTGTTCTCTAATTCTACATCACCCTTATTCCATACTCTAACACCTTGTTGCATCCACAAAGGTAAGTTCTCATACATTATTTGATATCTGTTTAATACTTCCCTCGCAGCTGAGGCTTTGTTAGCCATGATAGCTACTGTTTTATCTTCTTGGAATATTGTATAGTGTAATATACACGCAGCTGCTGTTACTGTTTTACCTTGCTGTCTACCTTCCATTAAAATTACTTTTCTCTCATTCATAATGAGATCTACTTTGCCTTTTTGACAATCGAATAATTTAAATGGTTGTAATCCTTGATCTAGTGTAACAATTTTTACATAGTTTTCTATAAAATATTTAGGATCGTTTTGGCATTTAACATACTCCGCTATCTCTTGTTGAGTAAAGTCGTGCTGATATGCTAATGGTTTAAGATTAGGATTGCCATGATATGAAGTGACTTCGGGCCTAGCCATCGTCCACTTCACCTTCTATTAACTTGGCTTGTTCGCCTTTTAATGCTTGTAGTAATTCCTTTGTACTACCTACGAACATGTTGTTCTGTGTTTTTATATTACCCTTACCCTTAGTGCCGTCATCTGTTATTCTTTTTTGTCTTTCGTGTACATCTAACATGTCTTTAGCATTATCTTGTAAATTTTTAATTAATCCACCTGCTACTTCGTATGCTCTAGGTTGGTCTGAGTTTCTTGCTATGTGTAATATGCCTTCTATTGCCTCAGCATTAAATGCCTCTGCCTGTTTAAGCATACTCCTAGCGTATTGTAAGTCTTCTTCTTGTTGTTTGGCATGTAGAATGTCTTTGTCTTCTTCTGACATGTCTACTGCTGGGAGTTTTCTCTCTTCTTCGGTTTTTCTAAGATTAGTTTCTAAAGCTTTTGTTATTTCTTTTGTATTAAAGCTCTTATCTAATTCTTCAAACCCGCTATGTTTCGAATGCTTCATCAAATTCCTCCAAGAACTTATATTCATCGGCTGGTGTGGCAGATTGAGGATCAACTGTTGCTTTAACCCTTGCTCTTCCGCTTGAGAGTGCTACTTTATCTAGTGATAATTCTGGATCATTATATGCATCTATTACTGCTTGTTTAATAACATCTACATTAGCTACATGGCTGTAGAAATTAAGCCTCATTGTAAAATTCAAAGTCCATATTACACTTATTCTGTTTGCAAACTCGCCTTCATACTCGTCTTCATAATTAACATTATCTAAAGTTATTTTTATGTCTCTTTTTATTCCCATTTCTGGGAGATCGTTTATTGTTACATTAAAGTCAGGATTAAAATAAGGAAGTACTTGTTCTATTATATTTAATCCATCATTTTGGTTCTTCGCAAATATATATAATGCTAAATCCATGTTCCATGGAGCAGAAGCAAATACAGATCTAACTGTACTAGTATCGTCTCCCGTTCCTACTACTCTCGTTCTATTTATAGGAGCTACCTTTCTACCTGGATCGTAGTTTAAACCATTTATTTCAAATCCCATTCTAGGTAAAGTAAGTGCTACTTCCCCTCTTGTACTTGTATCTGGTACTCTGGCAATCCTAGTTAAAAACTTTTGTTTTGTAGAGTACGCTAAAGGCACTCTTAATGTTTGTGCTATTGCACCTGCTGAATTCTTTCTTTCAATGTTTATATCATTGAATATTGTTCCAAAAGCTATGATAGCTTTTCTTATATGACTGTGATAAAATGTTTTATCTTTAAACATTACGAGCCTCCTATCTCACCAAACGGATTAGACTCGCTAAAGTCTAGTATACCTTCTAGTGTTAATAAGTTATCAAAGTCTGCATTATCAATTGGCTCTGATACAGATGTTTGGTATGCCTCTGTAATTAAACTACCACTATCTTCTTTTAAGAACAAACCGCCATCTTCCTTTTTAAATTGATACTCTAACATATCTTGAGAGTATTTTGTTTCTATCGCATCTATTGTTGCAATACCTGTGTCTAAATCTTCTGAGCTGTACTCGAACAGTTCACAAGTTAATTTAAATACATAAATTTGATTTGCTTGATAAAACGGATTTTGAAAATCTACATACTTAATTTCAAATAAGGATTTTGTTCTATCAAAATATATTAAGTCACCTTCCACTGGTCTAGCTTTTCTAGATACATCAGGCCCTTGCCTTGTAACCATGTCTTCCCAGCGTCTTTTTGCTAATACGAAAGTTGCTTGATCTCGAACTTCCATACCAAATCTTGTGAATATATCTCCCTGTCCTTCAAACCCTTGTACATTTTCTAAGTACATTTCTAAAGGATATGCCTGTGTAAATCTGGACAAAGCATCTTCGTCAAAGATATCATCTTTGTTTACTATTGTTCTAGGCAAGTAGTAAGTATCGTGTCCGTATATTTTAAGACTTTCGATAATAAGATCTTCTATTAGGCGCTGTTCACCTGTTTGTCCTATACCACCGCCATTTTGGAAATAAAAATTTGTGGCCATGTGTTAACCTATCATAAATTGAGGAGGTAATTCGTATTTAAGTTGCATCTCCTGTTCAATTGCTTGTATCTCTTGTACTGCCTCGTTGTAAATGGTTTCTCCGTTTAAAGTCACACCACCTGGCATTTGAATACCTGCAAATTTCTTCAGATTATCGCCCCATTGTTTTTTAAATAATGCTGTTGTATATTTCTTTAAGAACATATCGTCATAAACCTCTGTATATGTATTAGGATCTAAGATAGCATAAGCCTCAGCTACTATAAAGTCGCCTATATTATATGTCTTATCCCAATCTGTATCTACATAAAGTCTATCTGTTTTTCTATTCCAACGAATTTGTCGTTGTCCTACTAACAGTTGTTCTAATGTTGATAAATGAGTTTGCACGACTGAATAATATATCATGTCTGCTCCCATTAAATTATATAGATCATTCATTCTAAACTGATACATTAAATCAAACAGTTGTCCATCTTTTGTATTGTTTGTGGCTGCTCCACCAAAATTAAAGACCCGGGTTATACCTATGATATTGTTACTTACTGGAAAATATCCGTTTTCAATATCTCCTTTAGTATAAAAATCCGTAGCGCTTATTGTTGCTGTGGCTCCTGATATACTACCTGTTACGGTTTCAGATGCTACAAAAGTTCCTGATCTAACTTGTTCAAATTCTAAAAATTGTGCTGTAGAATCTGTTTGATAAAATTCTGCAGTTGCACCGGAAGTTCCACCTGTTAAGATGTCTCCCTTAGTAAAATTACCACCAAGGTTAGCAGTTAACTTTAGCTTAGACCCTGTAACTTCATGTTTGACATAAGTCCTTTCGACTCCATCGAAATGATACTCTTGAAAAAACTGCAAAGAATCGTCTAAACGATCTGAGAGTTGTGCGTCGTCAACATTAATTTCAATTACAGGGTGTCCAAGTCTTCTTAGACAATAATCCTGTAAATCTATTCTACTTGCTAAAGCCATCTGCGTCTACCTTAATTTAATTTTGTTCCACTTGAATCATATATTGCTGTACCAGTGATTGTAGCTGTTGAGCCCTCTCCCTGTGAGTGAGAAATAGTAATACCATCTCCTCCACTTACTTGCGCCATATAATTCCCTGTTGTATCTGTACCTAAAGCAACACTATTAGCTGCAATAGTTAATGCTGTTGCTAAGTTACCTGATCCGTCAAAGTCTCCTGTACCAGTTACATCACCTGTAAATGATAGAGTCCTTGCTGTAGTTAAAGCCGCTGCTGTTGTAGCAGTTGCTGCGTTACCTGTTGTTGAACCAGAACTTCCACTAACATTACCTGTAACATTACCTGTAACATTACCAATTAAGGTAGCGTTTAAGGATTTGTTAAAGTTCCATCTATCATCTGCAGAAGTATAAGTTAATGTTGCTGACGCTCCATCTACTGTAAGTCCTGCTCCGTTGGCTGCTGCTGCGTCCGCTGCACCTTGAGCTACGGTGATGTTTTTATCTGCAACTGTTAAAGTTGTAGATTCTACTGTTGAGGTTGTTCCTTGTACTGTAAGGTTTCCTGTTACTGTTAAGGCATCACTTACTTGTACAATCCCTGAGCCGTTACCAGCTAATACTAAATTAGTATTTGTAGATCTTGATGTAAGTGAATCTGATATTAGACCTGAACCAAATGTAAGTCCATTACCTGCTGAGTTAGTAATATTACTACCGTCCTCAATTTGTAATGTGCTTTTAACTGCAACAAGACCAGTTCCTGTAGCGTCTAATTCGACATTACCTGAGCCTGATGTTTGTACACTAACATTTTGGTTAGAGTCCGCAGATACAACAATTGAACCTGAGGAATCTTCTAATACTTTTTGTCCATTAACATATAGTGAACCAGGACCTACATAAACATCACTCCATTGTAAGTTAGCTGCCCCTAGTGCAAATGTATCATCTGCGCTTGGGAATAGTCCTGTTGAAGTTACCTTCATAACTTCTGTTCCTGCTGCGTCGAATCTAATTGTATCTTCGTCGCTGCTTTCTTCTAGTTGAATCTTAGTATCTGCATCTGCATCTGCTAAGCTCGTTTGTGTTGACGCTGCTAATGTCGTTCCAGATATTGCTAGGCCTGAACCTATATCTAAAAACGCTGAAGCGCCTGCTGAATCATCCCAGAATAAAATTCTGTCATCATTCGGGTCTGAAAGGCTTTCTAAGCCTAAGTGGGAAAGTGATACTGTAGCACTTCCGCTAGTTGCTCCTCCTGATAGTCCTGTGCCTGCTACAACCGCCGTAATATCTCCAGCACTTATGTCTGAATATTTGGCAAGTCTATGTCCGCCTGCTGTTGAACCATCATGTACTCGGACTGTATCTAGCGTAGTGTCTACGGAAAGTTCACCTACCGCACCAGTAAAGGAATTATTTTGTGTAGTAGTTCCTCTTCTTAATTGTACTTGTGTTGGCATTTTTGTCTCCTAATTAATATGTTCCGCCGTCTATGCTAGACCCATCATCCAATGCGCTAGCTGATATTGTTCCGGAAATGTTTCCTATTGGAACATTCCCATCAATATTTGTGGCATCAGCTTTCATAAGCTCATGCCCGCCTGCTGTACTCCCATCATGGACCCTAATAGTATTGGTTGTTGTGTTTATTGAAAGCTCACCAACAGAACCCGTGAACGCATTGTTCTGAGCTGTTGTTCCCCTTCTAAACTGTACTGTAACTGCCATCTATAGTCTCCTTGTTATACTGATGAATCTGAACCTAAGTCTTCTGTCGCAACCCTATACTGAATTGAGGTTTGTAAGTCATATATGACTTCAATGGTTTGACCAAAAGCATCTGTGGCTAATGCCGATGCTACTGAACCATAATCTCCTGTAGGAAATTCTAATGCTAAGTTTTTCTCTGCGTAATTTGCAAATTTAACTATGCTATCTGTTGAATCTCTTACAAAAGCAACCTTGTCTGCTGTATTAAGGGCTACTTCTCCAACCGCTAAATCCGAGGTAGTAGGAACAGCATTAGCTGTTTCCGACTTTTTAATTTTAATAACTGTTGCCATTTATTATTCCTCTGTTATTGTTGTGACTCGCTTTTAGTATCTGGGATTAAAGGTCTGGGTCCATCAACTCTAGGATTATATCCTTTTGGTCTTGGACCTCGTGTCATCTTCACCTGTTGTCTAGGTGAAGGTTCAGGCTCTGGAGAAGGTTCCTCGACCACTGGCTTTTCAGGCTGTGGTTCTGGTTTAACTTCTGGCGGTTGAGAGTAACTACTCTCTGGTGCCGGATTAGTTTGTATTTCCTTCTTCTCTTCCACTGCCAACCTCTCTTGTTCCCTTTTCTCTAAAAGACTAAGTCTAGTTTTAAGTAAAATGTTTTCTTGGGTCAGGGTATTAACCTGATTTGCCAAGTTATTAATATATTCATTAAGTAGTTGTTCGTCCATTTCAATTATCCCTTAATATTAATAGGTTCCGCCATCAACACCACCAAATTCTGGAGTGCCTCCTGAGCCTGCCTGAAGAACTTGTCCTTCTGAGCCTGCTGCTGTGACTTGTAAAACACCTGTTCCATTACCGTAAAGTATACCTTTACTTGTAAATGAACCAACACCTGTACCACCATCTGCTACTACTAAATCTGTGATACCAGTTATAGTACCGCCTGTAATAGTTGCTGAAGCTGATTCAATGTTTGCTACTAAAGTACCAACTGCATAACCTGTACCACTTGTATTAACAGTAGTAGTAGGTGCAGATTCTAGGTCCTTAAATATTTTCCATTTACCGGAATCATTAGCGTCTCTAAATAAACCCCCGTATAAGTCTTTTGAACCACTAGTATCAAACAAACCATACAAACCAATGTCAACGACATCAGATGAATTGTTGCCTGTAGCTAATGAGATCAATGGATCTGCAACGGATAGTGTTGTGGAGTCTACAGTTGTTGTAGTTCCTGATACTGTTAGGTTACCTGAAACTGTAGCGTTTCCGCCAATAGTAACATCGTCTGGTAATCCAATAGTTATAGTGTTATTTGAAACTGTTGTTTCAATTTCGTTAGCTGTACCCGTAAAGTTAAGAGTATCTGTACCTACTGTTACAACATCATCAGAACCACTATCGGCTCCAATTGTTAATGCTGAACTTGTAGATGCTGTTGATACTGCTGTAAGTCTACCTTGAGCGTCAACTGTGATAACAGGAATAGTACTTGCTGAACCATATGATCCTGCTGATACTGCTGTGTTATCCAATGTGTGAGTAACTGCGTTACCCGATACCGCTGTTGTGATACCTGTTCCACCTGTTAGGGTGAATGTTTCTGCATCTGTAATTGCTCCAGTACCAGAGTCACCGGCAATGCCGACGTCTGTCATGTGTGCTTGAGCATCTACATAGGCTTTAACTGATTGTTGAGTTGGGATAAGTGTAGCACTATCGCTAGTCATATCGTCCTCATCAACAAATGCTGTGGCTGTAATTGTGCCATCAGTTAGTGATCCGAAAGTAACTAGACCTGTCATGTTAGCTGTTGCGCCTGCAATGCTACCTGTTACGTCTCCAGTTAGATTTCCTGTTACTGCGCCTACTATAATGTTACCTGAGCCATCTCTTTTAACAAGCGTTGATGCTGTATTAGCATTCGTCGCTGCGTCAACTAGATCTGTGTAGTACTTACCTCCAATTGCTTGGATAGCTTCGTTACCACCTGAATCTATAGATGAAACATATAATTTAGCAGAAGCACCAGAACCGGATCTATCTTCAGCATAAGCCAATTCACCTTCTACTAAGTCCGAGGCTGCTGGAGCTGCCGATCCTGTAGATCTTTTGATTTGAATTGTTGTTGCCATTTATTTTCTCCTAGTTAAATGTCTTTTAAATATTATATAATATAAAGCTTTATATCATTCTAAAAAGTACCACCATCAATGGAAGTAATTGAAGCTGCTACAGACGATGCTGGAGCTGCCTCCCACTTCCCACTGGTGCCATCATATACTAGAGTGTAACCATTTTGTTTAGCACTTGTATCTATTCCAGACAAGTTGTCAATGGTTGTTGAAGTTGCAACCTGGCTTTGAGTTGTGGTAGTTGTAACGACTCTAGTACTACCAGTAGATACGGATACCGATACTGGGTTCTGTGTAGCGTTTACATTAACTGCCATCTTTTATCTCCTATGCTCTTGTAACATTTGGTGTTACAGTTACTATTCCCTCTAAAACTCTTAATGTTTCTGAGCTTGAGGCTATCTCAATATCATAAACATATCTTCCTGCTTTAACAGCTGCTGTTTCTACTGCTGTTAAAGAAATTGTTATCTTACCTGTAGAATTAACTTTTGCCGTTGTAAAATCTGTAGCAGTTGTAGCTTCAAAAGATTTTCTCATCTGTGAAGTTACTGTATAATTAGTTAGATCTTTAGCGCTAGCGTCATCGTTCGTTAGATTTAACTCCAAACTGAAGGTCGTGCCTTGATCTATTACTACATTTGAAACGGTTGCCATTAATTCCTATCTCTAAAATATCGTGTATAGTCTTATTTATAAATAAAAGTGATTACAATGAAAACTATTTTAACATTAAAATATGGTGAGAAATACAGCTCAGATGCTGTTAATTCTATCTATGAACATACCGAAGGCAAGTATAACTATGTTTGCGTTACGGATGACCCTAAGGGATTACATCCTGATATCGGGATTATTTATATGGAACATGAACCCGACGGTAATATGGAAAAATTAAAATTGTTTCAGCTAAAAGATATGGGTACTATATTATACTTAGATCTAGATATAAGAATACAAAAGAATATAGATCATTTGTTTGATTATTGTGTGGATAATCCTGTTATAGTATACACATGGTGGAAAGATAAAGGTGACGAACAATTAAATATACATGACTTCCCACACCAGCCTGGGTTTCCATTAAGTAATTATAATTCTAGTGTAATGTTATGGAAAGATGCTACACATATATGGAAACATTATAATGAATATCCAGAAACATACATTGTACAATACCCTTATGGAGACGATACATTTTTATACCATGAAGGATTTACATTTGAACACTTACCACACAATGAGGTATACTCTTATCTGTATTCAGGAAGAAAATATAGACCAGAGTATCCTATATGTTTATTAAACGGCTTAGACAGACACCCGGAGATTGAGAAAGAATATGATGAATTTTGTATGCATCAAGTGGGGCACTAAGTACTCACCTGATTATGTTAATAATTTGTATCGTATGGTACAGGAACATTATCATAATGACTTTACATTTACCTGCTATACAGATGACGACACAGGATTAAAGTGTGATGCCAGAGATATACCTGACATAGAACCTTTACATCCTAAGTATTGGTTTGGTAAAGAAAACTATTGTTGGGATAGAGCCAAGTTCTTAGTATTTAATTCTCATAACTTTTTAGGCTTTGAAGGTAAATGGTGTTATTTAGATCTAGATGTAATCATACAAAGCGATATAACAAATTTATATGAACTAGCATTAAAGCCTAGGATAATACATTCCAGATGGCAGAACCCTAAACATAAACATGATAGGAAGTTTATAGATGTTCGGGGAACATTTTATAACTCTAGTGTAATGTGTTGGAATAGAGATCAATGTGAACATATCTTTTGGGAAGCCTTACAGGAAGATCAAATGATATTTAAAACATTTTGGAAAGGAACAGATAACTATCACTATTGGAGACAAAGAGACTTTTGGAGTAACATGCCATTTGAATGGACTTACTCTTACAATAGAGGAATGCAATTTCCAGAGGATTTGGAGACACATAAATATAGAGAAGAATGTAAATTTTGTTTATTTAATGTAGATGTATTAAAGTCTAACAATAAACAGATAAAGATCGATGAATTAGAAGATGAGACATTATTGAGATTATGGCATGGTAACGATTATAGCAAATCAGCTAGACAGTAATTATAGTCAAGGACAGATAAACGCATTATATACACAGGTTAAGAAACTGTGCGTAAATCCTTTTGATTTTTACGTCTTTGTAAGCGCCGATGAGTATAAACTGTTAGAAATTACTCGAAAGAAAGAAGGCTATATAGATGGAATAACCTTTCATGTGCCTAAGTATGGAAAGGATTGGTTGGAAATAGATATAATGCAACACACCAAACCTGGTGGACATACATTGTTTATAACACCTAATTGTATTATTAACAACATACAGGACATAGACATTTATAAGTCAAACAAGAAGATTTTGCTTGAGGATGGTAACCTAGGTTATTTTGTATACCGTAATGATAAAGTGGAAGCTATACTAAAAGAATGGGACGAAAAAGAAGATGACTTATTATATAACTATGATATATTTAGCGAGAAGTTTTTAATAGAAGAAGGTGCTTTACCTTTTCTAAAAGATAGTACAGCAACATATCCAGAAAAAACAGATGAGAGTATAGTAGCTTTGCCTTTTTGGTATGAGGATTTTACTGAAGAACAATTGGATAAGATGTATAACAAAGAAACAGATCTTTATCCTTACTTGCCTGAAAGAGTAGAAATAAATCCTATATCAGGAGATGACTATTTAACTTTAGAACAAATAGAGGATACATTTACAAAAGACTTTATAGAAAAATCTAAGTTGAAAAGAATACATTTTAAAGGCACAGATACAGACCCTACATTAAATCCTGAACTATTTGATATAGCTCATTTCTTTATGTCCAGGTGGGGTATTGGTGGTTGTGATATAACTACAAATGGAAAATCTAATGAGCCTATTTGGTGGAGTAACTTAGGCTTAATGTTTTTAGAAGCAGGTAACATTACATTTAATATTAATACAGGCAATCCAGATAAACAAATATTACAAAATGCAAAAGCGTTGATAGACTCTGGGTGTAGAGTGTTTTGGAATTATGTACATACTAATCAATTAGATTCTGATATTCAGAAAGCTAAAAAAATATCAGAGGAATATAACTTCTATGGCTTTATATATGATAATCAAATCCCTAAAGAAAAATTACAAGTTATAGAAAAAACTAAACCCGATATGCCAGACTATAAACTTATAGAACTAGAGACTCTACAGACAAGAAAAAAAGATGACATATATAAAGAGAGAACAATAAAATTTTCACCACATGTTAAGTGTGAAGGTAAAGTTAATAATTCATTTTATCTAAACTCTAAAGGTAATGTGTTTCCCTGTAAACATGTGGCTCTTAATTTAACTACTGCAAATAATTCTCCTGAACACAAGACAGAATTATTGTATAGTTGGGATAAGAATAATATAAATGAACACACCCTAGAAGAAATTTTTACAAATGACTTCTTTAAAGGATACTTTAATAATTTGTTAAAGTTAAATCCACAAATAATACACGATGAACAAGGTGGAATATGTTAGAAGTAACAACAGAAAAATCAGTAATATTAAAAGGCACATTCGAAGACTATGATAACTATATACCAATAGTTGAAGAGTCTCAGTTTGCTGTTTTGATTATTAAATCAGACATTACAGACTTTGATTATAAAACAATGCAAGTCACGGAAGCACTTGCTAAACACAAACAACAATACGGTAAGGACTATGTCATATGCAGGTTAAGTTAATCAGCTACAGCCAAACAGATGGAAACTATCTTATAGACGACACAAGCGCTACAGAACTTGTAGCTTTTTGTGCCAGAGTAAGTAATCCAGATGGACAATTAAATAAAGATACAAGTGAGAAACTTATTAAGTATCTAATGAAACACAAGCATTGGTCGCCATTAGAAATGGTAAGTGTATGTCTAGAAATAGACACCACAAGAGACATTGCAAGACAAATTCTAAGACACAGGAGTTTTAGCTTTCAAGAATTTAGTCAGCGGTATGCAGATCCTACTAAGGACTTAGAGTTTGAAGTAAGAGAAGCAAGAATGCAGGACCCTAAAAATAGACAAAATAGTATTCCTACTGATGACTATAAATTAGATAGTAAGTGGCAGGAGTTACAAAAAGATATTATTAGGCAAACTAGATATGCTTATACATGGGCGTTAGAACATGGAATAGCAAAAGAACAAGCTAGGGCTGTATTACCTGAAGGTAATACTAAGAGTAGAATGTATGTTAACGGAACATTAAGAAGCTGGATACATTACATTGAACTTCGAGGTGCTAATGGTACGCAGTTAGAACACATGGATATTGCACATGCTGTGGCAGATGTAATAACTAAAATTTTTCCACTAGCAGGAGATTATAAAGGCAAAGAGTTATGAGAGTAAATATAGTATGTTCTAAGTGGGGCACTAGATATGGTCCTCACTTTGTGAATAAATTAAAAAATATGGCCAAGAGGAATTGTAATCCTAAACACGATTTCCATTTTTATTGTTATACAGATGACGCTGAAGGTATAGATGATGATGTAAAAGTTATTCCTTTTCCAGACATTCCCAACATACATCCTAAGTATTGGTTTCAAAAAGACGACTTTAAATATGGTATGGCAAGATGCTGGGATAGGCCTAAAACATTTGTATTCAATACTCATAACTTTGCTGAAGACAAACCCACAGGTCGTTTTATATTCTTTGACTTAGATGTTATTATACAAAATGATATAGAGCCTTTAATTACCTATAATATGGAAAGACCAACTAAGTTAAGAAGTTGGTGGCAAGACCCGCGCCCAATGAAGACGCGGAGATTTAAATTATCTCATGGAGCATATACTAATGGCAGTTGTCAAGTTTGGTCCGACGATCAAGCAGAATGTATATGGCACGATGTATTAGAGAATCAAGAAAAGATTTGGTTTACATATACAGACGGAACAGATAACTATCACTCCTGGCGATGGGGAGATTGGGGTAAAAAATTATGGGATCATTTCCCAGCAGACTATGCTTACTCATATAACCGAGGGCGTAGTTGGGAAGATGATGATTTAACCACAGAAATATATAGAGAAACACCAATCCTCTGTGTATTTAATATTGATCTACTACCTAAACAAATGACTTCAGGTAGAGGACATACAAAGCAGAATGAATTAGTAGATCCGGAGTTATTAAACCATTGGCGATAAACATTTATACAGTAAAGTGGGGCAGTAAATATTCTGCCAAACATGTTAATAAGATATATGAGTCTTGTTTAGAATCTATATCCTATGACTTTACATTTTACTGTCTAACAGAAAATCCAAAAGGACTTAGTGAAGATATAAAAGTTTTGCCTTTCCCTAAAGAAAACAAATTAGAGAAGTGGTGGAATAAAATGTATTTGTTTGATGATAATGTTGTTAGACAAAAAGGAGAGAATTTATTCTTAGACTTAGATGTTATTATACAAAAGAACATAGATGATATTGTAAACTTTGATCCTGAAGATTGTTTATGTTTTGGCCAAACACATTGGCACGATATGGAAACACAAAAGAAAGAAACAGAACATGTTCCTCATAAATATACAGACTTAAACTCTAGTATATTAAGATGGAACGATAATTTAGATAAAGAAAATATTACTCTTTATTTTAAAACACACATAGAAAAAATCTTATGGTACTATCGAGGAATAGATAATTTCTTTATGCACAAGGGTGTAGCAAGAATTAAATATTTTCCGTTAGGGTGGTTTTATAGTTACAATCAAGGCTATATATATCCACATGATATAGAAAAACATGTATTCAGACAAATACCATATGTTTGTTTATTTGATTCAATGGGAAGAAAAGAAGATGTTAAATTTTAATTTTTTAAACAGTATGCAATATTGGGGAGAAGGTCTCGCTAAAGTTGAACATGAAATGAAACATAAGCATGATGACTTTAGACAAGCTCTTAATCCTAATACAATGGAAGGAGCTATTTGGTTAGTTGAAGAACTAAAAAATAGCCTAGATGATTATATGAAAGACGAGCAGTTTAACATTCTTGTATTAAACAGCTGGTTAGGAGTTCCTTTAGTACCACTACTATGTGAGAACTTGTCCGTGGGTGAATTGCACCTAGTTGACATCGATAAAGAAGCTTTAGAGCTCTCTAAGGTGTTTAATAAGCATTATATCACCGAAGAATTCATAAAAATAAATCATTGGAACATGGATATTCCATTTGCCTTTGATGAGTTAAATCAACTTAAGGTTGATATAGTTATTACAATGGGAGCTGAGCAAATGTATCCATTGAAAGATTTAAAGACTGCCAACAAACATGCTATATTTGCTGTACAGAATTCTAATGTTATAGAAGAGATGTATGGTATTAATTGTGTTGATAGTGAAAAGGCTTTAATAGAAAATGCAGGGTTAGTAGATACCTCATACTCAGGCAAGACAAAGCAATTCTATTATGATTGGAACGGCAAGGTACATTTCGATAGGTTCATGGCAATTGGCACAAAGTAAAAAACTTAAGAGAGCATTACACGAAGCAACTTATGACACAGCCATAGGAGCAATAATAATGTTCCCTTTAAGTGTTGGAATAATTAAGGCTTGCATTGACTACGCAGGCACCTCGGCTGAGATGGCTGCGTTTATCAATTTCTTAGGACTAACTGGAATAGCTATTGTAAGAAAAGCTCTTGTAAGACTCAGATTCGAAAGTAAATATAATAACAAATAAATTCAAATGCGCCTATTGCTAATACAATTAACAAAAGTATGACTGCTAATTTAAGTACAAACATTAACAAGTCAGGCAAATATTTTATTGCCAAATAAAGTATAGCTATAAAACCTATTAGTTCTAACATTAGTCTACTCTTAAGAAACTCTATGTACAAAGTAACCAGGCTGTTCTGAAGAATTAGACATGATTACATTGAACTTAACTCCTGACTTAGCTTTATTTTCCTGCCTATTGACATTGGAAAAATAACCTCTAAGATCAAAAGAATATTTGTTCTGATAGTATTGAATATCTCTATTAGGAACAAAGCAGTATTGACTAACAGTTAGATTATCTCTAATGTCCTTATACTTTGCCTTATTACTATAAGATCTACGGGTTAAATTTGCTGGCGGTGCGCCATTAAAGATTTGATATTTCATTTTTTTCTCCTAGTTTTTTGAACTTACGTCTTGATTTAGAAAAGCCTTTAAGAGGATTCTTAAAGACCGTATCGTTGTACTGGACAAGCCAGCCTTTTTCATTGACATAGTATATGCCATTAGAAACTTTTTCGTCACCCCAATCAGTGACTTCTTGTAATATCTCAATCATTTCTTTCTCCTACACCCCAGTCAATTACAACCGGGAATCTTGGAATATTATCTACTGACCTTTCAAAGAATCTACATGTAACCCAAGTAGGTTTCTCTTCTTGTTCTAGTAGAGCTTTAAGTGTTTCTTGATTGCCTCTAACACCACTCTTAAATGTTTCTGTTCCATCTGTAAGAACAAAGTGTTTAGCATATCCTGCCCAATTACCTGAGCCTTCTAATACTTCTATAACATTAAACTCTTCTGTAATGAACTCTTTTCTTTTCAGTAAGTTCTTACTTCTTTTGTTTTCGTAGACTGTATTGTTACGAACCATCTGTCCTTCGTAACCATCTTCTGTGTATTGTGAATACAGTTCGTCTAGTTCTTCCTGTGTATCACATGTCTTAGTTTCAACAGTAACTATTGGAAGATCAAAGTTTTGTGCTTCTATAAAATCCATTCTAGTTTGGAAGTAAGGTTCAACACCATCAGTCCAAACCATATCATATACATGATACTCAACAAGTTTAAAACATTCTTCCTGTTCTTCTTGTGTAGGTTTTACTTTCCTAACAAGACTTGTAATCTTGTTGAAGTCTGCTTTTAGTTCGTGATTATAAAGTTCACCATCTAATATAACATTAGGATACTGTTCAAAGAATGATTGTAGAGATGAAAAGATATGATCGCATGTTGTGATTGCTTTACCTGCTCTTGTGTAAAGTCCATCTTTCCTTGCAATACATCTAATGCCATCTAACTTAGGCTGACTAATACCACTAGACTGAGGCCTTTTAGTGTAGTCATGTGCTAGTTGTGGTTTGAACTTATCGTAAGTATCAACTAGTGAGATATCTTCGAAGTATTCTTTTTCTACTTTCTTATCCCACATTGCTTGAGCTTCTTTTTGTGCTTGTTCAGCATCTGTAGTAGCATTTGCTTTGCCTTCGTTCTTTCCGTAAGCATCTTTCCAGCCACTAGTAACTAGGTTGCCGTCTTTTATGCCTGCAATAGTTCTAGTAGCATTCATCACGCCATTAGAATATTCGACTGTCAGTTCACGAATGTTTCCGTTCGTGTCTCTTTTGTAAAGTTTAGGTAAAGGAAATATCATTACGCTGCCTCCGCTATTTTAGCTAGTCTTTCGTCTCTGTATGCTAGGGCACCTTCGCCTAAGTAAACATTGCCGTCGTCTGCTCTGTAAAGAGTTTCAAGACTTGCACTAGCATCTTTTTGTCTTTGGAGTAATGAAAACTCTGCTTGTTCTAAAGTTATGCCACCAATTTGGACAAAGTCTAATAACATGTCTGCGAATGGAACTTCACCATTTGATTTCCAAACTGTAAGCCCATCTACTTGAGCTGTGTCTTGGAATTTTGTTTCAATGGAATTATCATAAGAATAACCACTTGGTGCTGTTCTTATTTGGCTTTTGTATAGAACATCACCTGTAAAAGTTTTGTTCTCATCATGGATGCTGGCCATTCCAAATCTTTGTTTGTCTACATACTGGCCTGCTATTACTACTCTGTCTTTTAAATACATATTTAAGTCCTCACTTTTTATTTAATATACATACATTATGCACTCTGACGAACCAAAGGTCAACCTTTTTTTGGGTTATTTTGAAATCTTTTTTACTGTAAGAACAAGGGTTTAGGAGAGATGTGAAGCATCTTTTCCAGAGATATCTTCAATCATACACCGCCACATGTCAATATTAGGGATAACAAACCCTAATGTAAGGCGTGGTTCGTGTGTTCCAGCAGTATGATAGTAGACTTTATCGGGCTCTCTACCCCTGCCATAGTATCCTACCTTACAAGACCAGCCACCAGGATCTAACATTTCAACGACTTCATGTGTTAGTGGATCTCTATATTTGAAGAACCCACCGCCGTTTTCTGTATAGGATAATAGTATGTTGTATCCATGTGCATTCCAATTATTATGCCAACTCATGAATCCATTCTTAGGATAATATACATGGACAGCCTCGTTGCGAGCTCCCAACCATGTACATAGTTCTGTAGATAGTTCCTGATATCTTTCTTGGAACTCTCCTATGTTGCCCATTTTTAAATCGTAACTATATGAAATTTCTGGATACCCTTCATGGCGTCCGTCTGCTTTAACTACTTTATCTAGATACTCTATTGAACATCCGTTCTCCATTGTATCTGTATTCTTAGGATTGTCTTTTGCTAATTTATTTAAGAGTGTAAGATCTTGTCTAAAGAACCATTCTGAATATGGCTCCAACATGCCTTTAACTTCATCTGATATATCAGTCCAAATCATTTTTTCTTTAAATATATTTCATGTGAAGGAATAGAGTAATGCCACATAACAATTTCATCTCCTTCTAGTTCTTCATACATGTGGCCATTAATAAAGTTCCAACGAACAGGCATATCTTCTCCCCACTCAACTCCATGATCTGAATATGTTAGAAGTTTCCACATTGTAAATGTGTCCCATTGTCTAACATCATCTGGATATCCGCCTATGTCATTTACATATAAACCATCTACTGTTTGTTCTGTTTGTTTTAAATATTCTCCATACCAGGATTCCATTAACTTAATTGTCTGTGGATTATTTCTATAAACAAACATTCCACAGTGCATTGTCATTTCTTCTGTGTTAGATAGTTTTGTTACTTTAGCATTGTATGCTCTAATTTTTGTAAAGACTAAATCTAAATCATCTGGTAGTTGATCAAATACAAATTCTATATCTTCATGTTGACATAACATATCTGCATCTAGATAACATGTTTTGCCTGAGTAAGGTGTTTGTCCTAGTGCCCATAGTTTAGCTCTTATATGTTTAGGTACTTCCCATGATATAATATAATCTGCTACATTCCAATCACTAGGCTTAATCCATTCTTCGTGATCGACGAATACTGTTATGTGTGCTTCAGGATAAAATAGTTTTACAGACTCTGCACATTCTATAGCTGCTTTGTAGAATCTTTCATGTTTGGAAGCTACGATTAAAAAACCGTTTTCAGGAAAATCCTCAGGATTTATTTTGTTCATCCAATGACTCCATTAATAATATAGTTGTATAGGCATTAACTTCCATTGGAGATTTGGCTTTACGAATAAGTCTTTTTAATTCTATATTAGAAGAGTCTTTAACTGCCTCTATTTCAAATGCTTGTAACTTAGCACCGAATAATTGTTCTTGTTTGGCACGAACTGCCTCTGTTTCTTTTCTTTGGAGTCTCTTTTTAATACCTTCATCTCTTCTTCTAATACCTTCTTCTGTATTTTTATCGAGAACTTCCTCTCCAAATTCTTCTAATATTGCTTTGTAGTCTGGATTTGTACCATCCATATCTTGGACAGATGCGGTGGCTCTTCTACCATCATTATATTCTAATGTAACGACAATATGTTTACGCTCTTTATTAGACCAATAGGGAGCAGCGTATTTAAAATTCTTTTCTTTGGGAGGTTCGTTTTCTACAGTTGTTATGTCTGCAGGATCAATCTCAATTTTTAAAGGTATAGCCTTCTTCTTTGCCATAATATCTCCATAATGTAACTTTATTTATACTGCTAACTAAGCAGTTCTTAACCACAATTTTACCGTACTGACTGTTGAGCTTGAAGATTTAATTGTGTCGCCTGCGTATGTACCAGAATAATAACCTGTGTATGTACCTGAATATGTACCTGAGTATGCTGAGGTTCCTGTGTATGTGCCTGCATAGTTTTTAGCACCTGTATAACTACCTGCGTATGCTGAGGTTCCTGTATAATATCCTGTGTAGTTTTTAGCACCTGTATAATATCCTACATAGTTACCTGTATAATCTCCTGCGTAAGATGTTCCTGCGTAACCTGAGTAATCTGCTGCGTAGTTTCCTGTGTATGTTCCTTGGTATGTGCCTGAATAACCAGATGTTCCTGTGTAAGCTCCTGCATAACTTTTGGCACCTGTATAACTGCCTGCGTATGCTGAGGTTCCTGTATATGTTCCACCGTAATTTTTAGCTCCTGTGTAACCGCCTGTGTAGGCTCCAGTATAAGCTCCTGCATAAGCGCCTGTGTAATTTTCGGATGCTACATCTTTCTTAGTATCTGTATAACCGCCTGCGTCTCCTTGTTGTACCCATGTACCTGACCCTGGTGCAGTTGCTTGTAATACATATTTACCTTTACCACTAGAAATAATATAGTTTCTAAAGTTAGGCATTTGCTGTTCCATCTCTGCAACAGTCATTTCTTGTACACCGGCTCCACTATCTTTAACTTTAAGAGGTTTGTAATTAGTTACAGCTGCTGTTGTTGCTGCTGTCTTTTGCCAAATATACATGTTAGCAGTGGTACCATCTACTTGGGTATCTGTTAATGTATATCTAGATGTCCATGTTCCACCTGAAGGTGTTGATGCTGCTAATGAGTATTGACCTATTGTATAGTTGCCTTGTGCAACAAAGTCATCAGCTACCTTATCTAAAATATCTGTGTCTATTTCTGTATCATCGAATTCGTGTATACCTACTGTGCCTGAGGATACATACCCTAAAGGTCTATTTGTAACACTTTCGGATACTGTGGTTTCTACTTGTTTAGCTGTGTAAGTAGTAACTGTAGAAGATGCTCCGTCTGTAGGATGTGTTCCTACTGCGTCATCTCTCTTTGTATCTGTTGCAGTACCGATAGTTGTTCCTGAACCACCAATGTTTATTTCACCAGTATTTGTTCCATCATGATTGTCTGCGAAATCTTTTGTAAGTATTGCACTGTAATACTGTTCGATTTCAGTATCTGTCATTTCTTGTAATCCTTGTAGATTACCTGAACTAACAGGATATGCTGATGCTTTAATTCTTAGTGGTCTCATTTATTTGTTTCCTAGTTTACTCTTGTTCCTGATGAATTATAAATGATAACAGGGCTTAACCTGTTCCATTTCGTTGCGCTTACTCCCACCAGTTTCAATGAATGTCCTGGTGCCAAATCTACTGCTATGCCGCTGCCACCACCATCAATAGTCTCTCCTGATAGAGGATATACTTTTAAATTGTTTGAGGTGTCATTTAATAAAAATGTTTCTAAGCCAGCTGCACAATCAGGAAGTTTAACTCCTGCATTAGCTGCTGCTGTAGTAACTATATTATATGACTTAGTTAGGGCTGTAGCTCCTGCCAAATCAGTACCTGCTGCTGAGACTGCTGTTGTTGCACTTAATGTAGAAGAACCTCCTACAGTTAGTGAACCCGTTGTAGCCACAGTTGTAGCACTTACTGTCGTACCTGAAAGTGTGCCGAATACGGCATTGTTTCCTGATTCGTATTTGTCAGTATTAAGATTGGTAAAGTTAGCGTCAACCTCATTATTTGTAAGAGGACTACCTTTTGCTGATCTTAATGTTAAAGTTGCCATTTATCTTCCTATGTAATTTTGTTGACTAAAAGTTCTAATGTTTTTCTTATCTCAACAATTTCTGTCTTTAAAGTATTTATATCATTTTCATACTCTAGGATCTTATTATTAGCATTTCTTTTAATTTTATATGCTTTAAGACTTTCATTGTTTGTATTGAGTAAGGCTTTGGAATTACGATCTCTAACTAAATCTCGTTCTCCCTCTATATTTATAAGTCCAGTAGGTAAAGTATTCATCTTATGCCTGTAATGCTATTGCTCTTAAGTCCTTAAAGAAAGGAACTTTAGATGTTGTTGAACTTAAAGGCACAACCTTAACCGCAAAGGTCTTAAAGCCTGAATGTGTAACAGTACCTATAGTAGCAGTACCGTCGCCACCCGAGCCACCGCCTCCTGTTACTGTAACTGTTGGTGTAGAAGTATAATCTCTACCTGGATTGGTAACCGTTATTGCGGAAATTTGGTTACTACCATTTATCGACGCTACTGCTGTAGCTCCATAACCTCCACCGCCTGTAATTGTTACTGTAGGAACACTAGTATAACCTGTGCCTGCTACAGCTGAGATGCTTGCTACTGATTTTACATCATATTCAAATACTGTACCATTAAGTCCTGCTGCGTTAGAACCTTTAGCTGGTAATTTAAATTTATATTCTGCAAAATCTTCTGTTGATTCGAACGGGTTTGTTACTGATGATAATTCTACCCATCCTAAATCATCCTGGAAGTCTGACTCGTCTGCGGAATTTAGCATTTTACCATAGACTTTTAAACTTCCTTCTGTTGGAATAGCGGCATCTAGATATACTTCTAGATCTTCTGCATCCTGGCCGTCTTCCAACACTACCCTTCTTGTAATATACCGAGAAGAAGCGTTTCCTTTATATCTTGTGTCTTCATTAGTTGAATCATTGTTTACACTATTAGCAATACACAATAAATCCATTTGATCCATTGATATAATTGGGCTAACATTTTCTTGCTGTGTAGTAAATTGTAATTCAACTAAAGCTGTTTTATTATTTGCGTAACCACCTGCTGCTATTGAATTTAATTCATTAGATCTACTATAAATTCTATGTTCTTTTTCTAATTTTGTTGTAACATTAAAATCTATATCTGTGTATGTTTCTGATACGCCGTCTGCGCCTACTGCTGAGGCTGCACTTGTTTCATTAATTGCTATTTTAGCTAATAGTGCTACTGCAGGTGTTGGTAATATAGTAGCTCCGTTTAATGCTATTTCATTAATTACTTTATCTGTAAATGAGCCTATAGTAGCATAACCGTCTGCATTACCAATAACATCTCCTACTAAGAAAGGAGCTAAGTCCCCTTGTCTATTTACTGTTAATTGTTTATCTAAAGAATTGTAATTTTCTATTAATCCGTTTTTAATTTGGATTGTTACTGCACCTTGCGTTGTATAGCCTCCACCTGTTAATACAAGTGTTGGTGCCGATGTGTATCCTGTTCCTGGATTTGTAACTGTAATACCTGTTACTGCTCCACCACTGACTGTAGCTGTAGCAGCAAAGCCTGTTCCATTTGTTCCTGTGTTCGTTACTACTACTGTTGGAGCACTTGTATATCCTGCTCCTGCTGTTACTGATGTTGTATGGAATCCGTGTATAAAGTTACCAGGTGTCCAATTAATATCTTCGCCTGTGCTTGTAGAACTAAAGTTAATCCAATCTAAATTTTCGTTTGCTAATTTACCTGTTGTAGTTCCTAACTTAAAGTTTGCTCTGTTAAGTCTAAACATTATATCCTTTGACTGATTAGGCGACCATGTTCTATCATTAGCAGAACTAAACATTATGCCTCCATGAGGTTGTTTAGTAATTCTTTCTGTTGTTCCTATTTGATTTTCACCCAATTCTGAAATGTATAATTCATATCCTTCATCATCATTCTCTGGTTTAGGAACAAAACAATATTCTGTATCGTTTTGTAAATATACTAATTGATCAAATACAAAGCTAGTTGGAACAAATGATGTTACTCCTCCAGATTCTGATGAAGTGTTAATACGATTTCTATGTAATTTCTTAGTACCATTAGGTATGATACGAGGACCTGGAACACCATTAATAACTTCTCTAATTTCCATTATTACACCGTTAGCTCCAGTTTCTGGTTTAGTTTTAAAGTAAACATCGATATCTGTAATAAAGATGCCTCCTGGCATTCCGCTAACTGTAAATGTTTGTGCTAAAGGATCTCTACCTCGTCCCCGCCCGGATCTTCCTCCTCGGAATGGACTCCAACCAAAGTTCTCGCCAAAGTCTAGTTCAGGTGCTTCCCAAGCAGTAACCACTGGAAGTGGTGGTGGAGGTGGTGGACTTGCTGGTATTATAATGTCTGGTAGTACTAAGTTACCAATACCATCTCCCATATCAATAATAATATTTGGCCATCCGCCCGCTCCCTGTCCTCTAATAGGGAATCCAGGATTCCAAGGAACTACATCTGGTGGAGGATCTTGTATTACCACAGGTGGTTCCGGAACCGGCAAAGGAGGTGGAGGCTGTATATCAGGTGTTACTGGTGGTGTCCACGGTAGTGTTACTGTAACTGTTGGTGTTGGTGGTACTGGTGGTACAGGAACTGGTGGTTGTGGTGCTGGCGTTGTTAAAGACGAAGTAGGAGGCCACGGTGATGGTAAACCTGGATCTGGTATTGGTTGTATTACAATTTGAGGTACTGGTACAGGAACAGGTTGTATTGTTATAATTTCTACCGGGGGATTATTAATAATCACTGGTGCCGGTGGAGGTGGTAAAGGCGCTCCAGTTCCAATACTGTAGGACATACTTGTATCTGTTACTACTTGACTATCTGAGAAAGCCGAGGAAGCTACATTCGCTGTTTTAAATCCTAATATAGTATCTTGTTTTTGTTGTATGAAACCTGAAGATTCAAATATCGCATTAGCAGATGTCTTAGCTGTTTTTTCCTGATTATTAGCATCATCTATAAGTTTAAATACTCTTTGTCCTGTTTTAAATCTTCCTGTAGGAAGTGTGAATCTTACTATTATTGTTCCATTAGCATTTGTTGTTAATGTAGTTGTACTTCCATCGTCCATTGTACAATTTGCTGATACATCTTCTCCATCAAAGAATGGATAAACTCTTGTAAGAGGTTTTAATCTATTTGCCTCAACAAAGATTAATTGACTTCTCATAAATGGAGCAAAAGCCATGTCTACTACTTTCTCTCCTAATGATTGTGATTCTGTTCCTGCTGAAACATCTAGACCAATACCCTGTCTAACTTGTGTTTGTTCTGTTGTAGTAGTTGTAAATGTAGCAAGTGCGCCACCGTTTCCATTTGTTCCAAAACCATTTATAGATTCTGTAGAAGTAGTTACATTTGCTGCACCTGAGTCTTCCCATGAGCCCCATTGTGTGCCCCAAGCATTTGCCATGTTTTCCCATGCGTCGTAGTTGCCGTCAAAGTTTCTATTAACTGCTGGCTGAACTGAGGTGTCTACAAAGTTATCTACATCTGGCGTAAGGACCATGTCTCCATTCCAAAAGAATGTAAGTTCCTTAACTAAGTTCTCAGTCTGAGATGCTTGTTGTTGTTCTGTTAAAATTTTTGTATTATACGGCGCTGTTATATTAGCACCCGTTTGTCTTAATGCAGTTCCTGTGTATGTTGCTGTAGATGAAATATTATGGAACAATTGAGTTCTAATATTTTCAAGTACAAAGAACGGCCTAGCATGTTTCAATTTAGGATCAATTGAAATTTTATAATTAGGATCTAATACTGAGCCTACATTATGTCCTGTAAAAGGATCTACTAATATACCATTTTTAAATCTATCAATACCTGAGCTATTAACAATCGTTTGATCTTTAGCAAATGTTTCTAATAGATTAAGTGAGGCATAGTATTCTAAATTTTTAATTCTTTGTTCTAAACCACCAATCTCTTTCATTGTAAATCGTTTCTGAGATACATTTTTAATTGTAGCTGTGTAGTCTAGTCTTCCTGCTAGTTTACCTGATTGAGGAGATAAACTTGGATATGGTGGTAGATCAAGCAATGCCATTGTCATTGAGTTGGCTGGCTCTGCTGGCATTGTAGGGTTGTCTGAATATGAACCTTCTACTATTCTATATTCGCCATCAAAGTCTAATACTAATCTAAGTTTTTTGCCTTGATAATATTTTAAATCTGTGCTAAATGTCTTTGTGGGTACAGGATTACTTAAACCCTGACCTGGTTTGTTAATTAATTTATCGTTTGTAGGGTTGACTGTAGCACTACCTAATGTTCCTGTAAGTGTTGCTGTATTAGCTACATATGGACGGAAATCTATACTGTCTCTTAAATCAAAATCACCATATTTTTGAGAATTATATAAAGGAACATTTTCTGTTCTAATTTTATCTGCTGGCAATGTTGCCGTAGCATCATCTACTGGATAACTATCTAAACAAGCAAATGAAGGGCCTGAAATTGTTTGTGAAAATACAGATAATTTAACAACAATATATCTATTTGTTGTAAGATTTAAAGTACTTGTGCCTCTTTGAAATATTTTTGCTTGTCCATAAAAACTATCTTGCTGTCCTGTAATAGATCTAAAGTCTGCTGTTACATCTACTTGGCCTGTTGTATAGTCTGAATTTGTGCCTGCTGTAATTGATTCTATTTTATATAAATCTACTAAGCCTAAATTATATTCACCTGTTGTTCCTGCAACATGTGTACCTGTATCTATTTTAACATACTGTGAAGCGTTGAGAGTTTTAGCAATTGGATTTGCATCTGCTACTTGTACATTTGCATATACTCTTATTGTTCCTGTTCCTGTAACCGCCCCACCCAGATCTATTTCTATAGCCTGTGAGCCTGTAACTGTAACTGTTGCGTTAGAATTATTAGATGTTAAATCTAGATATTGACCTGCTGCTATTGTAGCAGAGTTTTGTGTAAATCCTACTTTTGCTATAGCTATAAAATCTTGTTTTTGTGTATCAGTTAATGTACCTGAATAAGGAAATGTTTCATTTCCAGAAAGTGTAATAGATGCTTTACCTGTGCCTGCAGCCAATTCAATATTAAATTCTTTCTGATATTGGAATGTGTAATCGTATGTGTTGCCTGTTTCTGCTTTTAATGTTTTAATATTTTTAAATGGCAATCTATAAACTAGTTTGTTTACCTTACTTTCTTTCAATACAGCTTTAGAACTTTCTTGAACTGTATTACCTACACCTCCCCAAGTTTCGCCGTTATTAAAATCTACACTCTTAACAGCTGTAAAGTCTCCACTAAGCATTTGGATATCGTATAGATATAATCTGTATTGTGCTGCTGTTGATCCTATAGTTCCGCTTTCGTAAACCAATTGTCTTATTTTGGCTTCTCCAATTTTAGCACCCGCACCGCCTGCTCCTGCTGTATTATTAAATAAATCTATTTTCTCACCACCATCTACATCAAATGTTCCTGTAATATTATCTATTAAAACATAGTTACCATATGATGTTGATATAGGTTGAGATTCTTTTGTAACATTCATTGTGGGCTTCATAAAAGGAATACGCTTAGAACTTAATAGTTCTCTCTTGTGTCCTCCTACATAAGCAACACCAGGATCAACTTGTATCATTAGTGCGTCTTTAGATCCACCGTTGCTTGCTGAGTATATTCCACCGTTGTTGTTTTCGTCTAAATGTTCTCTTAATGAAACCGTATTACCTTTAACAAGATAATTACCAGATTCATCATAAGTTCTATTTGCTAAAATATTTCCTACGCCATGTAATGGACTGTCTTTAAGACTTATTTGTTGTATAGCTCCGTCTTGAAAGTGTGCGTATGTATAAAAATTTTCTGGTTTTGTTGCGCTTTTATCAAAAGCTTTTAATGTTACTGTAAATTTAAGTCTGTCTGAACCAGGTGCATTATAGTTAAATGAGCCTTGTGCAGGATCTAATAAAGATGAATCTGTGGCTGCGCCTGCAATGGATTCTTCGACAACAAAGCCTACATTTTTAGGTAGTAGTTCATTATACTTATCTACTAAACAAGATATTGTATCTGTTTTAATAAAGGAACCTCGAGCATATATAATACCAGGTTGTAATGTAACTCTATTTGTTGCCCCGTAATATTTTGCTGTAAAATTATTACCTGTTAGATTATTTACAACGAAAGTAAAACCGTTTAAATCTGTTGCTGAATTTCCTGGGCCTGTGTTTGGTGTATAAACTGTTAATTCTTCACCTGATGTGAAGTTAGTATAACTTGTGCTTGAATTTAGATATTTAAGATAAAGTGTTTTTAAATTAGGAGCGTCACCAACTGCTCCTGTTTCTACTGCAATAATTTTTGCTTGTAGGGCGGTAGTTCCTCCGGAAATTTCTTTTCCTACAAAGTTAGCAAGAGTTGTATTGTCTATGGCATTTGCTGCTGCGTCTGTGTCGTTAACTTTAATCCAATTAACAGACTCTGTAGATTCTGCGCAACCTGTTATAACTGCGCCTTCTTGTATTACAAAACCAAATCCTTTATCTAATTGGTCTTGTAAAATTGTTTGTAATTGAGTTAGCTCTCGAGCCTGTACCGCTACGCCTGGCTTAAACAAAACGCGATGAAATCTTTTGTCGTCGCTAAAATCGTCGTAGTATGGTGATGTATTTAAATTTAATGCCATTTGTTAAAACCTAATCAATGCCTTTATTTGTTCTACTTGGTCCGCCGATCTAATAATTGGCGATCTATTATCTAAGTAAATAACCTCTCCTGTAGCGTTATCAACTTCTGGATCTGTTAAACTATTTATACTCAAACTACTCTTACTTTGAGTGGTATTTGTTAATGTTGAATTAACTGTTATTGCCGGATTTGTAGATGTTAAATATATATTTTTGTTTGTTGAATCTATTTGTATAACAGTAAATGAACCTCCATCGTTTGATGTAATAATATCATCTATTGCATAATCTGATACTGATGCTACATTAATTATATGACAGGTTGTAGCTGTGTTTGTTGTATATGTTACACCTCCAGGTGTCTTAACATTTTTTATTAAAGCAATTTGTCTAAAGTCATTGCCTAATATTAAATCTCTATTATCATTGTCTGAGAATGATACTGTTACACCCACATTATGAGCAAATAATTCTCTGGGTGCATTTGAACCATGTCCACCTTGAGGTGATACAATAGCTCTAGCTGATGCTCCTGTTCCTGGAGCTGCTGTGTTTGTAATAACTATGTCTGCATAAGAATATCCTGAACCTGGATTCGTTACTCTTATTTTTGTAATAGCTCCTGTTGCTGAATTAACATAAGCGCTTGCTTCTGCTCCTGAGCCGTCGCCTTCTACTGTACATTGTACATCACTTTCTGCATAGTCTTGTCCTGCTGCTGTTACAATAACTCTATCTAAAGTTCCGCTAACAGCTGCACCTTCTACGGCACTCTGTAATGTTGGAAGAGAATCTGCGTCTCCTAAATTAACTGTACCTGCTGCACCTGAACCTCCACCTCCTGTGAATGATACAAAAGCAAAACTATAACCAGAACCTGATGCTGATATTGTAACTCCTGTTACTGCACCGCCTGATATAGTGGCTGTGCCTGCTGCCAAACCATCTCCATCACCTTGAATTACTACTGTAGGAACACTAGTATAACCTGTGCCTCCTGCAGTTATAGTAATACTATCTACTTCTCCTGTAACATCATGTGTAGGATTTCCTGTTAATTTTCTTACAGGAATAAAATCCGCATCTAAAAATTTATTTTGATCTGATGCTGAGATTTGGAACATAAATTTCCAATTGTAATTATCGGATAGTTCAAATACAGATGTTCCTGTACTTGATGGTTTAACAGTACTTGGTCCGTTATTATTATTACTGATACATTTATATACTTTAAATTCATCAGTCATTATAAAAAATATACCTTCTGCAATATTGGAGGCTCCGGAGTATGTTTGTTGTGATGAAGATATATTATCGTCATACTCATCATACACCGTGCCTTGTGTCCAATTTGTTCGTTTAGCTAGTAAACAAACATCTGCAGAATCAATTCTTTGGGTAAACATCATGCTCCGTCTAAACGCTGAAACATAAGAATCATTATCGACAGGAAGTTCAGGGCTTGTGTCATCAGACCAAGCCTCTGTTCTACCTACGGCAAAGTGAAAATAGTCATTGTTATTACGAACATCTCTATGAAATGTCCTTGCTAATTCTACTCTACCTAGTCTGCGAAGTACTAGAGCCATTTATTTCCCTTAAGAAATTGTTACTGTCCAAGTAATTGTCATTGAGTCCGAAGCCCCTTTATTAACAACACTAAAAACTGTTCTACAAAGTAGAGAACCACCTGAACTTGCATTTAAAATACCTGCTTCTGTGATAGCTCCTGTACCTGTTCCTGCTGCAAAAGATGCAACATAAGCTACAGCATTTGCTGTAACAGTTGTAGAGGTTAATCCTTGTCTCGCTGCTTCTGTTCCAAGAGCCGTATCAGCAGCTGCTGCTGCTGTTGATCCTGTTCCAATAGCCATATGAGACATAGCTGTTGATGTTGTGTCCTTCATTCTGGACGCAATAAATTCAAGGCCGTCGTCAACAACAAGGTTTTTTACTTCCCTTGTGTCGATTACTGTGCCCTGAGGGTTTTTGATTTCAATAGTAAGCTTACCTGTAGCTTCTGATTTATCATTTTTAAACATTTTATTCTCCTAATATGTTTAGCTTATGTAAAGTTCCAACCGGTTCCTACATAATCCTCTGAAAGATATGTTGGATCTGCATAATCTTGTACTGATCCTATACCTACGTCTGTAGCTCCTGCACTATCAGCTACTGCTGGTTTGTTAAGTGCATTAGCTAAGGATTCTGCAACACCTGAGGTGTTATCTGTTATTCCTTTACTTGTATTTATACTGTTTATCGCTTCCGATCCTGTTAAAGATTCAGAAACTGGTTTATTTAATTGTAATGTATCAGAATCACTTACTGCTACGGACTCTGTTACATTATTGAAGTATGCTAATACTACTGTTTCTGTAATATTTGAAACTGCATTAGCTATTACTTTGGATACTGATAATACATTTGTGTCTGTGTTAGATGTTGTATCAGTATAAGAAACACTTAGATTCATTACATAACTTGAATCTTGTGCTGTACCAGTATCACTTAAGGCTCTCGAGAAAGTTGTATTTATTTGAGCAACCTCAGTTACTGATACTGTGTCGTTAGGATCTGTAATACTTAATATTCTTTCTACATTAATAGATTCTGTAGCTGTTACGGAACCATTACTTGTAGCAACATAATATTGGAAGTCCCCATTATCTGCTTCATCATTTGTATATGCTGAAGAGCCAGATGCTGGTGTCCAATAAGTATTGTTGAATGCCTCTAGGAATGCTTTAGTAAAGTGTTTTGCTGGGGCATCAGTTACTGATATTGTAGAATCAGTAAATGTTCTAATGAAACTAATATCTATTGCATCTTCTGCAACACTATCAGAAACAGTTAGAGTCTCCACAAACGCTTTGGAAACATCCACTATAAATTGATCGTCTCCTATGTTATAGTTATCGGCTGATACTCCGTCAGAGTCATCATTCCAATAACCACTTACACAATAAGGGTTTATGCCTTGATCTGTTCCAAGTACACTTTCAGTCTTAACTGCAGGAACAAAATGTATTCCATGAGATTCTGCTACTGTAGGTGCGTCTGTTATTGCTTTACTTACTAATACGCCAACAGTTTCAACTGTCGTTACTAGATCGTCGGCATCAAATATGAAGAATCTATATCCTGTAGATTCAACACTAAATTGTACATTAAAGTCTATTTCACTTTTAACAATTAAATCTCCAAACACTTCCATACCTGAAGGATGAACTGTATCTCTTATAGATCTATCCCAGGTTGTTTGTGCAATACCCGATTTAATTACATATGAATATGGTTGGTATCTGTTGTTGTCTGCCAGTACATTGACATCGGATAATTTACCTTGGTCGTTTTTATATTTACCTTCGTATGAAAATAGATATCCAGTTGTTAATGTAATGTTACATGTCTCTCCTGAGGGAGAAGTAATTTGTATGTCCGCTGTATCTTTAAGGAATGTTGATCCTGGGTTTACAACGGTAAATGCTGAAGGTAAACCTGCTGTTGTTATAGCTGTTATTCTTATATAGGCATCATTAGAGCCTCCTATAAATGTATAATCTTCAGCAAAATATCCTGAGATGGCGTATGCTTTTCCGTCATCGCCTGTTTCGTTTATAGAATATATTTGTCCTACTTTAAATCCTGCGTTAGCTTCTGAGCCAGTATAAGATTTAAATGATACGCCTGTTAATACTCTAACAACATATCCGTATATATCATCATCGGTGTTAGGTGCACCATCATCGACAACATATGATTTTATAGTTTCTAAATCTAATTCTATTGTAGGAGCACTTGTATAACCTACCCCTGCATTGTCTACAACAACACTTGTAATTTTTCCATCAGTTACTAGTGCGTGTGCTGTTGCCTGTGTTGTTATTGTATCGCCTGTTGCTGGGTAAATTTGTATAGGAGGCGCTGCGTTGTAGCCCGAACCTGAGGCAGTAACTGCAATACCTGAAACTCCTCCTCCGGAAACACTAGCTGTTAAATCTGCACCTGCTCCAGGGCCTTCAATAGTTGTTACATTAGCATCGTCGAATGCTAAGATTAACTCGAATCTTTGTAAGGTCAATCCATTTGTTTGATATGTATTCTTCTCTACTCTTCTTACACTAGCATTAACAGTTTTTGTAATTGTAACTGTACCAGTAGTTTCTTTATATCTAAGATCAATCTTTTTACCTTCTAATGAGAGGGGTTCTAAACTACCACCACCATGTTCTGCTTCTTGAATTTTAACGGCAGTTTCTACATTATAGATACCGTCTGAGGGTTTAAGTACATATTGATAAGGATATAATACTTCTACATTCTCATTAAATAATACTCTAAACCAAGCCTCTATAGATCGTTTACTACCTTTTGACTCATAAAAATCCTTTGCTCTTTTATAAAAGAATGATTTGTCTACGCTTAATAGTTTAGGAAAATCTGATACTAAAGCTCCTCGCCATTTATCTAAAAATTCTTCTTGAGCGTAATCTATATCAGAGACATAATTTGTTGTATTTGAATAATTACTATCCATAAAGGCATAATATTTTTCAATAAATGTTACAAAAGTAGGATACTCTGTTCTAATATATTGAGGTACTTGTTCCTTAATTAAAAAACTATTGTTTTTTGTTTCTAAACTAGAGGCGCTTTGAGCTGCGTCTAATACAGCTGTACCTGCTGCACCTGTTGCTGATGTATCGCTAGCATGAGGTGTTATTGTAACTACTGGTGCTGATGTATAACCCGTACCTTTGTTTGTAATAACAAACCCTGTTATCGCACCACTAAAAATTGTTGCAGTAGCTGTAGCACCTGTTCCATCACCACCAGCAATAGTAACTGTAGGAGCATTATTATACCCCGACCCTCCGGCTGTAACTGTTATAGATGATACATATCTATAAAATGATGGAATATAATCTGCCATTAAATTTCTTCGACTTCTTTATTAGCTGTTATTTTTATACCTGATGTTGTATTAATTGTAGAATTTAAAACACTATCATCTTGAATTAAAACTGTATTACGAGACGGTTTGGCAATAACTGCTGCTGTACTAGTATCTGATGTTCTAACCAATGCCTGTGTAGTAATATCTTTAATACTATCATGAGGGCGTACATTAATTCTTAAACTTGTTTCTGTTCCTAATAAACTTTTAATTTTCATTCCAGGAAGCTCTACAGTTCCTGTATCATAGTTTATTGTTCCTACTGCTTTTACAAGTGAACCGTCTAATGATACTGCATTAACTACTCCGGTTCCACTATATAAAGGTGCAACTACTGTGGCTGCTGGTACATCAACTAATGTTACTTTGCTTGTTGTGCCTGATGTTTCCAGGTTAAAAAATGTACTTGTTAATTCTCTTGGATTAAGTTTTTGATTAAATTTAACCGTATAGTTAAAGTCACTATCTAATACAACCTTAACTCTTTTTTGTAATCCTATTTGTATATTAGTAGATATAATAGCGGGTGTTTGTGAATTAATTAGATCGTGTAATCTACTATAATAAAAACTTTTATTTAATTTGTTTAGATAGTTAGTAAAATAATTTTCTATTTGTAATTTAATTGCTGTTTCTATTTCACCTTTTGTCAAAGATGTAATTTTAGGATTGTATGTAGATGTCACATCAAGTTGTAAGTATGTGTACTCTGGATCTACAAATTCAGGTATAATAGCTACAGGAGTTTTAGGATCAATAATACTATTCTTAATATTGTCTTTATCTTGATCTGTTATAATTTGTCCTGCAACAGGATTTAATGAAATAAATACCTTACCATATATAGGGGGATCGTTTTTCTCTCCTCCCCAAACTGCCACTGATTGTATGTTAGAGTTACTTTGTAATATTAATGATTTGTAATCTGATTCTGTTACTGCTCTATCTCTTGTAGCATTTAATCTTGGTGCGTTAAATCTAATCTCATCTACTGTTTCTTGTATGTTACCGCCCGATGCTGGACTTGATGTTGTAACAGAAACAGTCTCGCCTGATTGTGCTACAATACCTGCTACATTAAATGTGCTTGCACCATTAGGCGTAGTGCCGGAACTTGCAATATAATCTAATGAAACGATATTATCTACATCAAGTTTTTGTCCTATTACGCCGTCTCCAAATCTTACTTGTGTTAAACCATCTATTCCTTCTTCTATCCAAAATACTCTAGAATCTTTTTTAACATCTAGTATTGTTGTAGATTTGTTCCAAGTAGTTAGTGAAGTGTCTCCTAAAGATGTTTGTACTCTTGCTCGTATTGTCGATGCGTCTACACTTTTATTAGGAATAATATAAGGGCCTTGAGGATTTGCTGTCTCTACTGTAAATTGATTTGATGTTCTTACACCTTCTTTTAGTATTAAATTTGAAAATACAAATACCGTTACGCCATCTATTACTTGAGCAGAAGCTGTTACACTTTCTAAAGGATAAAATTGATATGATCCGCCACCATTGGCAGATGTAAATGCAGTATCTCTAGTTAGTTCTAAAGTCGTATCTGTAAAAGATGTAGGAGGGGTAACTGTAATTGTTACTGTAGCACTTGCACCTAGATATGATCTCGGTGTATATCCTAATGCCTTTGCAATAGATACTACAGATTCTCTTTTTACCGCAGTATCAATAAAATTTTCATTTGAAATCATGTGTGCTAACATACCATTGTAATGTGTGTTGTATGCTAACAAATCTATAAGTGTTGCTAAGCCCGAACCCTCAAAATTATAATCTGAAAATTCACTCTGTGATTTTAGAAAAGATTTTAAATTAACTTTTATATCTTCAAAATCTAACTCTGTTAAATTTAATTGTGCCATTATCGTATTCTCTCTAGTTTGACTTCTAATTCTTGTGGCTCGTTAATACCTATAACATAAAAATTAATTGTTACACCATATTTGTTTCCATCAATATCTGGTTCTATATCTATACTATTAATTTTTGCTCGTCTTTCAAAGTTTTTTAATAATGTTTCTATTGTTACTCTAATTCTATCTGATGTAAACATATTAGCGTTTTCAAATAACAAACCAGCTAAAGCAGACCCCAAGTCTGGCTGGAAAGGTCTTTCCATTAATTCAGTTAGTATTAAATTTTTCATAGACTGTTTAACAGCATTAACATCTAGCTTTTTATTAATATCACCCGTTATTGCATTTTTACCAAAAGCTAAATCGAAATCCTTATATAGTCTAGTTATTTTTTGTCTTTGTACGGCCATATTAGTATTTATACTTAAAAGTCAAAGGTTGGTAACTCTATATCTAAAAAATCATCGGCTTGTTTTTTACTTATAACCTTAGTGTCTACTCTAACACCATCTAAGTTGAAAGTACTTGTATCAGGTAATTTTCCTTTTCTAATTAATGCTACAGGATCAATGTCTGGAAAGGATGTTGGTACACCTTTTACTTCTACATTAACACCCTGCATGTCTACATTGGGTACCAGTTTACATATTTGGTCTATATCCATTGCACCACTTCTTAAAAGATCTGCCAAATTATCTATATCAACATCTGTGCCTTGATACTTATTTTTCATTGACTTCAGTTTGCTTGCTATCTTAGGAGCTTGTAATATCCCTAATGTTGTCAGTGCTGCTAATTCTTTAAACTGATCTTGTAATGGTAGTTGATCAAAGGGTAAGTCTGGAAGGTTGATTGAGGGTATGGCATCATTTAATTTATCCATAACACCTTGAGCTGCTGCCTCTGCCTTCTCTGCTATATTACCTAACTCCCCTATTGGTGAATTCATA